TTACCTTTAACGATTTTCTTCATATAGCTATATGTTTTAATTAGTACTGTCTGTTAATTATTCTCGCAAGATATGGCTGTGTAAAACCTTCGAGTGTGTAAGACTTGTCGGGGTTATACATCAACAGAAATTCACAAGAGTCTCCTGCCGCCATATCAAAATCAGCCCAATAGCCACCGTTCCAGTGTGTAATAAGCGGGAGGTCTTTAGTGTTCCATCGCGCCACATTTGCGCCGTCTTTTGTTGTGCATCTTCCTCTCATGGCGATGGACTCGCTGCCAATATCCATCACGATTGTAAGCCTTACGCAGAACTTGTCATCGACATACTGCGAACCGAACAGTATCTGCTTGATCGTCCCGAGAGTGGGCAGCGCAAGCGCAAGATAATTTTTCGAGCTGACTATCAGGGTAAGCGAATCTATTTTCTGTACTTCGTTATAAGTAGTTCCTCTAAACAAACCTGTATTATCAAGGAATACATCCTTGGTAGTCATATTTATCATCGTGTACTTATATCCGTATACTCCACCGTTGACCGATACGTCACCAATACCGCGCAGCGCATAGTTCTGCACGCCGTTCTTCGCTTCCGCAAAGTAGCACACGTTGCTATGGTAGCCGTCAGTTGTATCGATGGCATCTACCCTCATCTTCGCACTGAGGTAAGTTCCAGGGCCAGGAACAGCGAGGGTCTGGTCCGTGTCGATGAATATAGCACTCCGTCCCTCTGCCTTGATCAGCTGGAAACGAGTATCTGTCAACATCATGCTGTCTTCCTTGAATACAGCACCACTCGACAGACCTTCGCCCGTTATCTCGAACCGTCCGAACTTCTTTCGTGTACCACTGTCCTCATCTTCGTAATATCTCACACCGAAAGCACCCTTGTCGGCATACATGTAGCCATCCTTAGAGACACGGAACGGAGAGTCGGCGGCTGTCGACGAACCTACCCAGAGAGGATATTGCTTTCCGTCTTCATCCTTCGCCTCGTCTATGTCGTAGTTGCCGAAGTGGGCGAGCGTATTTTGGTTATTACCATCTTTCGCCCAAACATGGTGAACATTGATGGTGTCAGCATCTATCAGGTCGGCATTAAGCTTGCCGTCCTGAAACATTGCAGTGGTAGTGCCGTTATTACTTACCTTCACCTTGTCGCCATACAGCTCCACACCATCTGCTGTAATATTTAAGCCCGCAGCCTTGGCTGTCGCCTTGTCGATGAGGTCAGTCTTCTTCTCTGTGTACTCTGTCATCAGAGCACCTTCCTCCAACTTCGGCTTAGCCACCCAAGCCTCACAGCCGTCAACAGCTCGCAGCAGTACCGACTGAGGTAACACAGTTTCGCCATCACCCGTATAAGGGTCTATACGCCAGTGTACCCAGTATCGCTTCCATTCGCTCGTCAGTGTGAAGTTCGATGCTCCGTCGGCCACGTTCTCTCTCACGCTCCCTTGGCTGTTCTCTGCATAGATGTTCACGTGAACGCTGTCCTTGTATAGGTGTGCTCTCAGAGTTCCGCTTCCCTTCGCAAGGAACGAGAATACATAATTCTTCCTCAGCTCGAAGTTAAGAATCCTTCCGTTCTCTCCGTTGAATCTCAGGAAGTCACACATATTATTGTTACTGCTGTCTGCCTTTCCGTGAACTACGGCATACGCACCCTCGTAGGCGTCCTGTGCCACCTCATTGGCCGTATAAAGGTTGCTCAACTGTCCGCTCGCAACAAGCGTCCTCGTGTCGTCGAGCATATTTCCGCCAAGGTAGTCGTAGTCCGTTTCCGCAGGAGTCCAGCCTGTGTACTCGCTTCCTTCCTCCAGCATTGGCATACATATCCATCCGTTACCAGAGGCAGTATAACCAAAGATTCCGTTCATAGTTATGCCATTGTAGACAAAGATATTCACCTCGATAAACTCTGCGTTGCCCGTATTGAAGGTGTAGTTCACCTGCCTCCACTGGTTCACCTCGTTCTCCTTCGTCAGCCACTGCATGTTACCCGAGGTGGCAGTAATTCTGTCCCCTCTATTGCCATTCAGCGCAGCCATCTTGAAAACTTCTGAATGAACCTGTAAGTCCTTCGTGTCGCACTTTATCCATGCCGAGAAAGTGTAGTCGGTGTTCTTCTTCACAGCGATGCCGTTGACGTGCTGTCCCCAGAAAAGTCCATTATACTGAGGCTTTCCGTTACCAGTCACCGAGAAGCGAATGGCATTATGGCCGTTCACGCCCTGTGTTATCGTAGGCTGGAAGAGGCCGTCCGAATAATATATATCACCCTTCCTCGTCAGTGCCGTATCTCGCAGTAGGTTATGCCGTCCTTGCTGGCTCTGAGTAACACTGAGAGTAATCTCCTTAGCTGTCTGCTTGATAGTAGATGTGTAGGCGTTGAGAACGGTAGGATTACTTCCTTTCAGGTCTTTCTCCAGTGCCTCAAACTTCGACTGGTACTGCTTGGCCGTAGCCTTTACACTGCCCATGTACTTTGTCACATTCACAGAGAATGGAACCTGTGTACTGTAGCTCTTCCCTCCGAGAGAGAATGTGATTGTGACAAATCCCTCGCTCACCGACACCTTGTCTCCGCTCGCCAGAGTGATAGTGTTCACAGAATTGAGCTTCACCTTTATGTATCCTGTAGCCAAGCTTGCCGCAGCCGTACAGTTCTGCATATAGCTCACCCTTACGTTCGAGCACTCGTTAGTAACATTCTCGCCACCTCTCATCACCATTACTCGTCCTTCTGCCGTGGTGTCCGACACGATGCCGTCATCGTTAGTGTCGAGCACGATGGGCTGTACGATAAGTATGCTCACTCCGTCCTCTCCGTTAGTTCCGTCTGCTCCAGGAGTACCTTGTTCTCCTTTCTCGCCCTGCGGTCCTTGTGCACCCGTTTCGCCCTGCGCACCTGTTTCTCCTTTAGGTCCCTGTGGTCCTTCGTCACCTCTATCTCCCTTTTCGCCTTTGTCACCTTTGTCGCCTTTCTCTCCCGACAGCACCTTCTGCCAGTCGCTGCTTGCGTCCGAAGGTTCTTGACTTGTTCCGTTCTCATTGATACAAGTCCACAGTGCGTTGTTGTGATTTACTTGGTCGTAGTAGGCATAGCTTCCTGCTTTCCACTCGCCTCTGTAGTTCACCATGTGCATAGTATCCCCAGTCGAAGATACCCACTCAAAGATACCGCTATTAAGCCTTATCCTATCAGGCGAGAGCACGAATACCTCCTTGCCCTTGTGTGTATATCTGTCCACGCCCTTGAAGCCTACGATGCGAGGTGTATTATCGCCAGTGCTCTCCAGTATCAGCACACCTTTTCTGCTGTAGTCATCTACAATTTGTCCTCCAACATAAACAGCTCTGTGTCCGTCAAGCACAATAGTGTCTCCTGCTTCAGGAATACCACCTATCTCTGCCGTTGCAAACTCCTCAGTCATCGAGTCTAACGACAAAGAGTGTTTGCCGATTACTATCCATGAGAACATCTGTCCTCCATACAGCTCGTTGCCATATCCGTCATATATCTTCTCGTTCACACTCGACACACCATAAGCAGGGATAGTTCGCCAGTAGCTCTTGTTGCTTGCGTTCATGGTTCCCGTAGCAAGAGTACCGATAGTCCTACACCTCACTTGGTCGCCCTCTCTCCACAGGTTCTGCGTAGCCATAGTGCCGTCATCCGCCAAGAGATAACAGAGCCAGCCTTCGCACATCTCCACAGACGCCTCTATCCATTCACTGCTCTCGCTTTCCCATATTACAGGTATAACCTTCACTATCTTGCTTCCTGCACCCGATAGGTACACATTACCGCCTGCATACGACAGTTTCCTTACCTCCAGTTGGTTAAAGATAGCCTTTCCCCAAATGGTAAGGTTCGTAATGAAGGCGTGATACTTGCCGTATTCCTTCTTAACAGCGAAACCCTGCTCAGCCGCATTGTCGTAGTCGATGGACTGCAACGACTCCAAGATGGCCCGTCCCGCCTCGTCTATCAACGCTCCCCCCTTACCAAAGTAAGCACCTCCGTTCAGCTTTACTAAAGCCTCGCTCACCAGTCCTTTGATGAAGGTTATCACGCCTTGTGCGGTGTCATCCTTTAGCTTCGACAGAAAATGTTTTGAAGCTTCATTGATAGTCGAGTCGGTTATCTGTTTTGATGTCTCGCTACTTACCTTTCCATTTCCTGACTCAAGGGATGAAATCTGCTGCTTTATCTTAGCCATCGTTCCGACTTCTACATCGTTTCTCAGAGTTACTTCATAGGTTGGTATGCCTCCTTCGTTTTCTCTTATAACGAGCTGGTCGATGGTCACCTTGCCTCCTATGTGTAAGTCGTCATCGTCAAACTCCATGATGTCGCCGGCCTTCAGCGTGTCGTGAAGGCTCTTGATGGTTCCGGTTTTATCTTCAGTCGCTTGGTCGTTTTGTCTGGCCATAAACACTTCGTCCACCTTGGGCTGGTACACATACCTTGTGTAGTCGTTCTTGTCTATGTAGGCAATGGCATATTTCAGAAGCTTTAGTGACGCTGCGTTCACATAAGAGTCGGGCAGGGTGATACCTGTCAGTACAAAGTGATCTCCTTTTCTGATAGGATAGTCTTTGTATGGGAACCACAACTCCAAGGCATCGTCCTTTACTCTCTGTATAGTCAACCTCCATCTGCCGTTCTCTTTTACCGATGATGCTACCTTAAAGGTTCTTCCTCCACACATGCCATCCTTCATGGCGATAGAGAAATCACTGTCCTTCAGGTCGTTGATGTCGAAGTCGATAGACGGATTCAGGTAGATGTCAACATTGTTTACGGTTTGCCCGTCTTCAAACCTTCCGTTGTCATCTGGTGCAACGCCCTCGTCAATCTCATCAACACGCACACCACCGATAACCATTTCTTCGATTGTAGGGTATATCTCAATGATACCGTTGGTCTTGTCATCGTTATCAAAATATTGCGATGCGGAACGCAGACCAATCTGCTGTATGTTCACAGAGTCAATATAGGGCCTGTATGGATTGGTCGAAAAGACGTGCTCCTTGCCCGTTGGGTTTACATATTCCTTATCAGCCTTACTCAGCGAGTTGTAGTAGTCGTTAAGTGAAACATGGGGGAATCCTGGCAACATCAGCCTGTTGATAGACATGTTGTTTGGCAGATTCTTTGCATACTCCTTCATTGACGATGGCACTGCCTTAGTATTCAGGCCGCCAGTTATATACAACTTTCTGTTTCCTGCGTTTACCTGTGCGATAAACCTGTCAAGATTTTCTTTTGACGGCTCGTCTCCGTTGTCTTCCATGTTGTTCTTCACTTCCGAGTATAACATTACGGCCTGCCCGCTGCTCAAAGCTGTCACAACACAGGTGATGACCGTCTGAAAGTCAAACGTCACCTTCAGGACGTATCCGTACGTCTGTTCTTTACCAGTCCCGTCATTAGGTACGAAAACTCTTGGGATGGTGAAATAATTGTCAATGTACTCCATGTCGATATACACTGACAGATAACTTGTTGCAGTGTTCACCTCTGTGATGTTACAGAAGTACTTTGTGCCAAGGTCTGCGTAGTAGTGAGATGGGAGGTTCTTTTCAGAACCGTAAGCTCTTAACCTTGTCACGATTTGCTGTTCTGAGTCTGCGTTTTGGATCAACTCACTTAACCCTTTTCCAAGCCCGTACTTGAAGATATTGTTTGCGAGCACGCCTGCCGTTCCAACGTACACGTTACGACCTCTTACAATGAAGTTTACGTCCCACTCGCTGTTTACTAAGGCCAAAGCTTCCCAACAGGTCTTTCCGTCAACGGTAATAGACTTGGGTTCGATAACATTGTCGCTGGTTCCCTCACCGTAAACCGACATCCACTCGCTCTTCAGGGCTCCACGCTGCACGGAACGTTCCATGTTCCTGGAGTAAATTTTCCAAAGACCTACACCTATCTGTTCGTTGAGGTTCGCCTGTATTCTGTCGAGCAAATCGTCCAGTGTCTGCACGTAGAACGGAAATTTCGGTAGGGTAGTGTAGTGGAGCTCGTTGTCATTCAATACCACATCGTAGAACTCCGATCTCGACAACTCGTCCTGCAACGCATTGAACTTTACGCTGTCATATACGAATCCTTCTCCGTATGTGTTTAGCCTTGCTTTTTTGTCCTTTCCCGGCTCATAGTTCAACTCGAAGCGCTCTCCTCTGTATATGATGTAGTCGCCTATCTTAAAGTTGATTGGAGCGTTGTTTTTGAAGTCAATGGTAAGGAAGCAGTCTCCCATCCATTTGTCTGAGTACTGCAATCCGTGAACGACAACCTCGTCATCGTTCACGTCTGTAAGCTTTGTTCCGTCCTTATGATATATGTTCCACCTACTCATATCTGCATCAGGTTAAGTTTGTTATGTTTCCGTCTGCACCCATCACTGGCTTAATGTCTGTCACGGGGTCGTTAAACTTAAAGGTAACACTCATCACCAATAAGTCTTCATTCTCTGGGTCTCTGTACAGCACAGGGTCTATGCTTTTCAGTCTCACGTGCTGCCTGCCAATCTTATTGAAGTCGCAGTACATCTTCATCATACCTGTTGTTCGGAGATAATTCACAAAGCTCCTGCATCTCTCGTTCGCCCCATAAGCTTCTCCCTTAAACAGGAACTTTACCTTATTTTCGTAAGCTGCCATATACAGGCCGTCTTTGCCTATATATTCATCGTCTCCGTGCTCGTCATACCAGCTCCTCTTTACGGGTTCTTTCACTGCGTCGCATGGTTTGAACGGGCTCTCGCTTACGTACATACCGAAATCGGTTATAGTGTCCATTACCTTGGCACCATCACCCTCCTTCTGCATATAAATTCTGAAATAATCTTTCATAACTCAAAATCACTTATTATGCTGCAAATATACAATTAATTGTATAATTATACAAGTAAAATGAAAATATCAATGTATATTTATGCAATTAAGGGCGCGAATATACTTCATCACGCCCTTAATCATTACATTATCTTACCTTGATAGACTTAACGCCGTTGATAACCATGTTGAAATTACTACTATACTCCTCGAATACGCGTTCTATTCGCTCTGCTGCTTCAGCGTTTCTTAGGGTGTTGGCAGATATGAAGTTCAACTGTGTTAGTTGTGACTTGGCTATCTCGTTCGATTCCGACATACATTTCACTTGCTCCTCTCTTATTACTGACACATCAAGTCTTATGCTATTGAGGTAACTGGCAATCAGGTCTCCTGTATCTTCCGTTATCCCTTTTACAGAATTTGTAAGAGAAGAACTGCTGTTGTCGCTCCATCCGTAGTACCGCTTGAGATAATCTCTTGATGCCTCTATCTGCTTTGTCACGTCAGCAAGGTCTTTGCCTATCTCGTCCATCTCTGTGTTGGTGTACTCGGACATTACTTTTCCCGTTGCTGCGTCAAGCTTCTTTTCCGTGCCACCATTAGGGTCGCCATACTTCTTGGTCTTCTCTATCAGAGCTTTTATCTTCTCTCCATAAAGGTTCTCTATCATGGATTTCAAGATAACATTCCTTAGATTTTCCTCGAAATGGTCCACAAGGTTATCCGATGTGTTCGACATCGTGGCCATTGCGTCACCCCAGGCGGAAACGAGGTCGGAATACTTGTTGCCGGTAAGCTTCTCAGTCAGCGACTCTATCATATCCTCCGACTTCTCGCCGTACTCTATCAGTTTGTCAAGATAGGTCCTTGAGTCCTCATCAAGGTTGGCCCAAAGCTCCGCGTAGTCCTTCTTTATCTGCTGAAGCACCTTGTAGTCTATATCCAGAATATCAGTCATGTTGTCAAACTTCACGCCGTATCTCTTGGATATTTCGGGGGCAGCTTCTTTCCACCCGCGCTTCTCCCAGTCTCTCACCTTGATAGAGTGACTTCCTGCCGAAGCACCTGAGTTGAAGTTATTCATGGCGATCACCTTCGTCTGTTTTATTTCAGACTCCAGCATCTCCTGGGCTTCCTTCGAGGCATTGGCGGCTTCTGTACCCCAATGGATATTCATATACTCAGTCTTCTTGGAGATGAGAGAATCCCAGATGGAGGTGAGGTTTTCGTACTCAGCTTTCGCCTTGTTGTAACTGCTGTAGTCTGCGCCGAATGCCTTGATAAGAGAGCCGCCTATACTAAACGCCGCCGAAGCTGCTGCTGCATACGGCCCAGCACCTTCCAAGAACCCTAAACCTTTTACAGTTGACAGTGTGTTGAATGCGCCTACAGTGTTGGCGGCAGAAGAAACGGCATTGCTTGCGCCTCCAGTTATCTGCCCGAGAATGGAATCTTCTTCACCCATAGCCTTAAACAAACCTATCACTGGATCAAGAGCGCTTTCCAATGCCTTAAACTTTCCTGCAAGCGCATTGATGGCATTCGATGAGTCTGCATACTTTCCTTTCTGTTTGCTCGCAAGCTCATTTTTGCTATACCCGACAGCACTCCATTCTATACCCATCTTCTTGGCTTGTTCTGCGGTAGGCACATACTTTTTGCCATTCATGTACTGCGCACCGAGGTTACCTTTCAAGTATTCTCCTATAGCGTTTCCTTGATTTACGGCCCCGAAGATGTATGGTAGTGGGTTTCTGTCAATGTCCTCTTTTCTTAGCTTGTCGAGGGCATCCCTCAGTTGCTTCACTACTTCTACCGACAATCCCGTCGTTCTCGAAAAATCGTCTATCTTCGTAATCATCGAGCTGATGGTAGCGGAAGATACCCTGTCAAGGTCATCAAAGATGGTAACCCAGTCAGACTCTTGTTTGAACTGCTCAAACTGAAGCTTCGCCACATTCTCATTGTGAGTCTTTGTGGCGCCGGCCTTGGCTCTGTCTCTCATCTGTGGGTCTTCGATGCCCTTGATGAGTTCAAGCTGTCTCTCGTATTTACGGTTCTCGTCCTCAATCTGCTGGGCAATGGTAGCGTTCTTCTCAATCAGGTTAGCCATCAGGTCGATGGTCTCCTTCTTAATACGATTCGTTTCTTCCGTCCATTCCTTGTAGATAACAGAAGCGTTTTCACTCTCATCGCCGACATGTTTCTTGAAGTCGCTCTCGCTCATCTTTAGCACTTCGTCGGCACTGAGGTTCTGGCCAGTCCTCTGGTTATGGTCGCCTATGGCCCATTTCATCTGTTCCTTCAGATAGTCTTGATAGGTTCCAGACTGCACGTGCCCGAAGGCGAGGAGCGATGAGCCTTCGCTGTTGCCTGTCAGCTCATATATCTTCTTGTATGTCTCGTATTGACTTGAGAGGATGTTTAGCTGTTTTGATAACTGACTGTTGGTCGACTTGATGCGCTCTTCCTCGATGCTCCTGTTCTTGGCATGAATATCTGCAAGCTGACTTTCTTTATACTCCTTTCGCTTCTGCGTTGACGACCGTACACGTTTCATCAGCTCTTCTATCGACACTCCGTAAGTTCCAGGGTCCGAAAGTCCCCAAGATAAAACAGAGTTCTTAAACTCCTTGTCGTGTCTTATCTGCGCCATGGCTCCTTCTTCTCCGTACATCCTTCTGTACTTTTCGAGTTCAGAATAGAATTTCTTGTAGAGTTCGACACGCTTCCTTAGAGTTTCGAGTTCTTTGTCCTCCTGGTTTCCGGTATTCCTGGTTCTTCCTTTCGGAACCTTATTGGACTTCTTGCCGCTTCCTTCATAGTCGTAATAAAGCAAATCTTTTGCGGCCTGCTTTACCGTCTGCCAAGCCGTATAGAGTTCACCGGCATTTTTTGCTTTAGAAGCCTTAGCGGAAAGATACTCGTTCTTTGCTTTATCAATATCAGACTGCGCTGCATTTCTGGCGGAATACCAGCTATCCTCTTTGCCCCACTTTTCTGCAAACGCTTTGTACTTTCCTGATGTCTCGCTCATAATGAGACCGCTATATCTGCTTGGTATTCTTTTCACAAGCTCACTCTGCAAGTTATTCAGCTTTTCTCCGCCATCAAGAACGAGTCTGATAACAGCCTGAAAGTTGGATGCAGCAAGCATATTCTGAAGAGTATGTTCAAGTTCAGGATATTGCTTAACGAGACCATTCTTGGCATCATTCATCAGCTCCTTCACCTTCGCCTTCTCCGCGTCGTTAAGTGGCATACTTGCCTTTATCTTTTCTCCAATCATGGGGAAAGACTTATCAATCAAAGCAATCATACTATTAGATACCTCTGTCTGCAACCATGCGCTCTTGTCTCCACATCCGAATGCCTGCAAGATAGATGCTCTGATAATATCCGCCTTATCCTCTGGAATACCCATTGAGGAGAATATACCACTCATTGCTTGCATGGCAGCCTCACGCATTTTTTCATCTTTCCCGATATCGCCGAACCTCTTCGCGAGCTCATTCTTCAGTGATTCTATATAGTTGCTGTATGCAGTTTCATGATCATACAACCACTTATATCCCGCGGAATCGTCGTCGGAGGACATAGCTGCAACACGCAGTTCTTCTCTCTTCTTGAAGGCATCAATAACATCTTCCGTTGCATCACTCAAATCCGAATAATAGCCTCTGTTGTTGAGCTTTGCGCTCGCAATGTCATTTGCCTCCTTGAGAAGTTTTATTTCTTGTTCGAGATATTGCAGCCTCTTCTTGTGATCGTTCTCCTCGTTCGCTGTCATCAACATGTTCTTGTAACTATAAGGAGCAAGTTCTTTCAACTTTTCCTTGTAGCTATCAATCATATTGTCAATCTCCTTTGTGTCGCCACCAGATATTGCGATGTTCACGTTGTTATCACGGAGAAAATCTCTTATCTGCTTATTTTTGTCGGCTATCTCGTCCTGAGTCTGATTAATCTTTTGACTGAGCTCCTGATACTCACTGATAGCGTATGTGATGCCAAAAGTAACAGCAGTAACGATAAGACCAGGTAAACCTCCTATAGCCGACCAGATTCCAGCAGCAAGAGTCTTAACTCCTGTACCTATAACTCTAAATGCAGCCAAAGCCGACGTCTGGAATCCTGTCCACACATTCTTTAAAGAAGAAAAAGTGGTAGTAAGAGACATAGAGCGCATTGTCGCCAATGCACGCAGCAATTCCATCCTAACAGTCTTCTCGCCGGTCTGTCTCAGCACAATACCTCTGTAAATATTATACTGCTCTGCCGTGATTTTGCCTGACAATCTCAACTGATTAAGCTTCTCTGTAGTTAATGCTTTTGCATTAGCCAACGCTCTCAAATCAGCACCTGTAATCTGATTCTTCGTTGCGAGAATTCTTTGCTCTATCTGTGTTAGAGCCTGACCCTGCAACACCTTATTCTGAATATTAAATGCGAGATTTGCCTTATTCGAAAGAAAGCTGGAAGCCGTATTTCCTGCCGCCATCTTCTTGAATGCGTAGCCGGCGAATATTGCACCAATAGGCATCGCAAGAGTGTGCAGAGACTGAACCAGAGCTGTTGCTCCATCAATGGCGGTCTTGAAGAACTTACCAACGAGCGAATCACCACTCGCAAACTCAGCAAGCATGATCTCCCAGGCATCCTTCAGTTTATTGTAGCGTCCGAGCAAAGTCTCACTCAGAACCTGCTGCATGTTATAGAACTGACCGCCTGCATCTGTCATCTTCCAGAAGATAGACTTTACATCATCGAAGCTTACCTCTCGGTTAGATATACGTGTTTTAATCTCTGATGTTGAGACATTTCGACCCTCTTGCTTAGAGTAGAACTCAGACAACTTTTCAAGCAGAGGAATACCTGCATAAGCAATCTGACGGAGCTCCTTACCATCGAGCCAACCACGAGCCTGTACCTGACCAAACGCCAATGCTATACGGTCAAAGCTAACACCAAGGCCGGAAGACATATCCGCAAGCCTCTTGGTTGTGTCATAGAGCTGGTCGTACTCAACTCCATACGCAGCCAACTGCTTAACGTCTCGGTTCAGCTCAGAGAACGTAAATGGCGAATTAAGAGCGAGTTCCTTAATCTGATTGAACATCGTGTTCGCATTCTGCATGTCACCAAGGATGGATTGGAGAGCAATATGCTGCTTTTCCATCTCACCACCAGTAGTGATGATGCTCATAGCAAACTGCTGTGCGCCGAACACAAGACCTCCCTGCAAGAAAAGTGACTTCAAATCCTGTACGGTTGAATTCAGCTTTCCTGCATGACTGTTGGCTCTCTCGAAGCCGCGGACCAAATCAGACTGAACCTTTGCGGCCGTCTGAGCAATCTCCTGCTGACGCTTCCGCTCAAGCTCAATGCCTCTTTGAACCTCTTGGTTTACTGCCTTCTGGTCTTGAAGAACCCTCGATGCCAATGTGGTATCGTGACCACTTCCCATATTGCCAAGCGTACCGAGGCTGTTCTTCCAGTTCCCCGAATAGAGTTCTCCCCTGATATCTCTAAGGGTTCTCATTAAAGCAAGGAGTCTGTTAATCTCGCCTTCTGCCTTGCTTAAATCTGCGCCGATAGAGATGCCTCTGCTGTATTCTGAACGAAGCTGGCGGACTTTATTGCCGAGAGAATCGTATCGGCGCTCGGCATTCTTAATCTCCGCCTGACGCTGTTTCTCGGCCGCAATATCTTCACGCTTCGCCTTAACAGCGTCTCTTACGGCCTGAGCTTCCTGCTTCGCTGAAGACTTTTCGAGATTAGAGTAATATTCAGACATTCTTTTCTGAATATCGTCCTGTCTCTGCTTCTGAGGAGTCTGACCAATCAAGTCTTTGACATTTGCCTGGCTGGCACGGAGAGTGTCGTAAACGTTCTGAAGGGCTGTTATTGTACCCATCAGTTTCTCAGCTTCAGCATTGGCTTCCTTCAAGCCCTGCTGTCCGAAGGAGACACCTTCCTTCGTACCGGTTCCGATTGCATTCTGATAAAGAGCGATATCTCCTCTGACCTTTCCAAGCCTCTCAAGCAATGTATCTATCTCTGCCTTGATATTCTTCAGACCCTGGTCGTTCTTGAAGAACGGAGATATGCCTGCCTTCTCTGCAATCTCACGCTTCTTCTCAACGAGAGCCATATACCTCTTTATATAATCAGATTGAGCCTTTAATTCCGCATCATTGTCTTTTGCACTCAACTTAGCTGCCGCGGCAAACTCCCTCTCTACTGCGATGGCCTTTCCTTTTTCTCGCCCGTATGCCTGGGTCGCAGCGGTTGCTTTTGTCATTTCTACAGCAACATCGGAAAGAAGATTCTTCATCTGAGCCGCATCAGTGAGGATTGATTTGTTACCAGATGCCGCCTGCAATCGGGCAAGAATCTTGTCAAGCTCAGTGATACTTCCACCAAGCATGTTGGTGTTATAACCCTTTAACGAACCCTCTGCCATGAGGTCTCGCATTTTGGCAAGCTTTTCAGTTACTCTTGATATATCAGCCTCGACCTTTGCAGCTCCGCCCGAAAATGCAGATAAAGGGTTTTCTTTTTTGAACTGATCGGTAATCTGCTTTACATCACGGAACGTCATTTGAAGAACCTTAGCGTAGTCTTGCAAAACGTTTGCATAGTCTACGCCGCCACCTCCGCCTCCCTGTGCTTTGTTCTGTAATCTATAAAGCTGATTATTGACATTCTCAAGCATCAACTCAGCCTCCTTAAGCTTCGAGGTATCAACATTCGGATTCAGTGAGCGTAGCTCCGAAATCTTACTGCGTTCTATGTTGATTCTCTGTAGCATATCGAGATAGGAGAGGGCGTTTTTTACCGCCATCTGCAAATCTTTAGCTTCATCGCTCTTGTCGTTTTTTTTGAGTTTGGAAATCCTTCTGTTTATCTCATTGAGAACATCGGCAAACTCTTTGGCTTTTTCTGCCTGCTCCTTAAACCCGGACTTCTTAGTTCCGAATCCCTGGAGAGCACGAAGAAGTGAGTTTGCGGCGTCGTCTCCTGTCTTAAGCTTGTCGATGATTTTTTGAAGTTCCTTAGATGTATTATCCTTCACACCAAGCTGAAACCACAAGTCACCTAAATTTCCACCTGCCATATCCTGAATATTTTAAAATTAGAGTTCATTGTTTAAGTAATCAGTAAGATTTATATTCTTACCAACGAGGCTTCCCTCATTCTTCTTTTTCTCCATCCACCTGTCGTAGAGGTCATCCATCTCCTTTAACGTATGCTTCTTCGGACCGCTTTCCTTCTTGGTCTTTGGATAGACGACAAGAGGCTGGTCTGCAACCATGAGGTCTATCTGCGCCGACGAATAGCCCCACCAGTAATCGTAGGCTGCGATGAAGTACTTGCGATGGAAGAGAAAGCCAAACTTCTCCGCTAACGAGAAGGCTGCTCCCCAGCTTGTTCTGCTTGGATAGCTTTTACTTCGCTCCTCGTCATCGTCATCATCACGTCCGTCATCCCTGTCGCTAATATGGTAGTCAGTGAGAATGCGTTCGATGGAATTTTTTTTTTAGAAACATCGAGAACTTTCAGTACCTCTACCACGTCTACGTCCTTGATGTAGTAGAGCCAACGCCAGTAAAGCCAGTAGAAGGCCCGTATCTTCCAGATGTTGTTGAGGAGGATGCAGACGCAAATCTTGACGTTGCGCTTCCATTCGTTCTTCTCCTTTATCTTGATATGGGTGCATCTTCTCATTGTTCCCTTTCTGAGCCATCCTATACTGTGTTTCTTACCACGGAACACTACCTCCGTAGGTGTGTCACCGATAACGCTGTCAAGCATCTCCTGCAAGTCCACCGTAGGCTGCTCTATTTTCTTTTCTTCTGCCATGATTGTATGATTTTTTAAACGAAGAAGGGCGGCACGGCTGTTATCATAAGCCTGCCGCCCAACGGTTGTTATCCTGAATCTAATTACCTATAGACTTCTCTTTAATTAGCCGCCAATACCAGGAACTGGAGCCTTAGTAAGCCAAGCGATGCTGCGCATGCCTGCACCCTCGATAGAACCGGCGAACTTGAAAGCAACTGGCTTTGAACCAGTGTCATCCCACTGCAACGTTGCATAGAGGGCAATGTTTGTCACAATCATAAGGTTCTCCTTCTCATCGTCAACGATGACGATAGTACCCTTAATCTTGAACTTCTTAGGCTCAACCGCAACGCCAGCAAAACCGGTAGTAGCGTCTAGAGTTGCGTCACCAGTACCCTTCAAGGTAACCTTGGTCAACTCTGTGATTGCATCCTCACCGAACATGATTTTCAACAAGTCCTTTGCCTTGGAAGGAACAACAAACTCTACGTTGAAGTCACCGAGCTCTGCGGTAGTTGCCCAGTCACCAGCAAGGCCGATAACCTTGTAGTGATTGATGGTCGGATCCTCCATGGTTGCCTTAAGGGAATCAACCTCCACAGGAAGCTCAATCTCTGGTGTGATGTCTACTGAAGCCTTGCTCAAGTCTGTGATAGCCTTTGAGTAGAGCAAAGTCTTAGGACCATTGAAAATGTCCTTCATCTTGTCAATAGTTGTCATAGCCATAATCTAAAATATTTTAAATTGTTATACCTGAATACTTATTTTGTTCTCAATCGTCCTTGTATGATGGTGACAGAGTATCCGTCTCCGTCGTCTGTCTGCATGGTTATCCTTGGATTTGTCACGATGATGTTTTTGGTGGAGATTGGAAATCTGTCCATAACAGATTTTACTTTATCGTCTACTTTGGATACATCAAGTGCGTTGGGATTGTCCGCCGAGACCTTATCCTTTACGTACACTTCTATCTGTAGGGTGGTAGAATAGTCGTTATACGCACCGTCAGAGTTCATCTCGTTGTTGTATATGGAAGATGGAAAGAAGACAACGATATAACTGTTTATCTTCTTGTCAACAGCCTTCGGGCGGTTGCGTGGGAACACCCTGTCACACACACCTTTCATGGCGTTGCCCACATCGAAGTATAATGTCTTAATACTTATCATAATCACACCTTCTTAAAGTATCTTACTAAATAATCTCTGAGCGACGTGATAACATCGTGACCCTTCTTTGCCTCAACGAATCTTGCATAATCAACTCCGGCAACAAGCAACATTTGCCAAGTGGAATCATACTTTCCTTTGCTATGTTCGTTGTACAAGAGTTCATCTTCTGCCGTTGCAGGGCCGTTCTGTCCACCTTCTCCATATTCACCCTTATAAGGCCTGCGTCCGCTATCTTTGAACGAAAACGAACTACGATAATACCTGTCAAGATTGTATCTCTCTCCTTCTGCAAGGGTGGGGCGTGTTGGCTCAGGGCCTGGGGCGTAGTGTATCGACTGCAAGGAGCCTTTGTAATATGTGCCTATAGCGGTTGATTTATACAGGTTACCTGTAACGTCATTATAGTCACGTGACTCATCTGCCGCCTTCATTGTCATTTCTGCTGCGTGGTCCATCTTCTGCTGCATCTTTGCTACAGCCATCTGACGGATTTTCTTTTCTATTTCCACAAACTGATCTGCCAAACTTCCCATAGCCTAAACTCTTATATATTCCCAGTAAACCACAGTCCTGTTATTGTCCGGTTCGCAGTCCTTGACCATACCTACCTCGGTGTTTTTGCCGACAGTGGAATAAATTGTGTCTCCGTCAAGAGGACATCTGTCAGCACCCCATTCGTCATATCTGACAGGAATCGATGCTTTCCTCTTGTTCTGGTCTACATATTTATCGCCTACAGTGGTAGTGTCCGTATAACTGCGACCTTCACCGTTATAGAGAATGATTTCCTTGTCCTCACCTACGGGAGCGTCATCATCGGCGAATGGGTCATCAGGGTCGGCTTTTCCGACGACCTTCCTCACAATCTTGATATGGTGAGGGTATCTTGGGTTTCTGATGTTTTCCTTTTCCATACGCCTTATTTGATGATGTGAGGGAGAGGTTCTCCACAAGGAGAATAATTCGCCCTCTTTACTCCGTGGGATGTCACCCGGAAGGTTGATCTTTTCTTGAGCATCGAGTCGGGCTCAAGCTTTTGGTAGATAGCATTAGCCTCCGCCTTCATTGCACTGATATCCTCGTCCGAAATCTCATATCCTCCTCCAGAGTGCGTCCAACCATTGTCGGAATCAGAGGTGTTGTTCACCTTGCTTGGGCCAAGACAAAACCACTTCAATGTATCGGCGTACGCTAAACTCAGCACGTCAGCGTCACAGTCACACATCAGCGACTCCGGCTGTATGCTTCGGGTAAGCATGATTCCCAACATGGTCTTCTTTGGCACCTCAAACTTCACCCTGTTGATAAGGTAGTCGTATGCAGTGTAAACTTCCATCTCTGATTCCATAACCATACAATCTAATTACGTTAATAGTTCCAAGACCGAAATTAATCAGTCTTGGTAATGTCCATAATGCAATGATCTGGGAAGTCGATGAGAGCTGGGCAAGCAGAGAACATGATGTCTGTGTGCCACTCCATGTACTTACCATTAGGAACCGTTGAGTTCATCAACAGACCGAGGCCATCGTTGGTTGTACCGAACAAGGTAGAAATTGCCTTGTTGCCAGCATACTCAATCAGCTTTTTGTCGAGGCTGTCTGTACGCTCGAACTCACAGGCATCACCGGCAGGACGGAGAACGACGATGTTGTCAGACCAACCCTGCTTGTACTCATCGGTTGTATGAGTAAGGTTGCGTTCCTTCTCGGTCACAATCTCGATAGGTGATACTCCCTCGAAGTCAACGAATGCCTTGATGAACTGCTCTTTGCTGATAGGCATTGTCTTGGTAGAGGCAATGTAGTTCAGCTGACGGTAATTGGTAACGAGCTCGCGGACCTCTGCGTTCTTCAAGAATACATTATAGAATGTATTGCGAGTCATCTGCCAGATCAAAGCACCATCGAAACCACCGCGGGTCTCACGATACTTAGCCTCCTTCTCCTTCATGTAGGTAAGGATGGTAGCAGTAGGGTCTGCCCACTTCTTTGCACCGCCATTGATGAAGTTATCGCCGTATTCGATAGGGTCGATAGCCCTGTGCAATGGGGTAGAGATACCACGGCCAATGCCTGAGTAGTCAATCTTACCGGTAGACATCAACTGAGCGGTCATAAAGTTCATTGTGGCATCAACAGAGTCAATACGGGTCTGAACCTCATCGCACCAGTCTGCCAAGATATCGGCATCGTTACCGAACTCCTCGAACTGCTTGATGCGTGCGTAACGCTCAACTGCGGTCTCAACGTAACCAGGAGTGATGAAGTCCGGAATAGAAGCGGTGTAAAACTTGTGTCCGTTCTTGTCCATCTGGTTAGAATCTCCGAGAGGAGCGCGGAGGTCAGCCATTGGAGCTGCCTTCAACTTGCGAGCCTTAACGTTGAATGTTGCCAAGCCATAGTTGTCGGTAGATGTCAGGAACGAAGCGTTGTGTCCCTGTGTCTTGTACCAACCGTAGTTAGTAAAGAAGATTTCCTTTTTATCAAGGAAACTCTGCAAATATGCCGTATTCTCCTGAGAACCGAAGAACTTGGCAAGTCGCGAATTATTAAAATCAAATTTTGCCATAATCCTGAATCAATCTTTAAGGTTAATAATTAGAGATGGAACCATCCGTTAACGCGACTCTTGTTGAGAGCCTTGATTGCAGGAGGGATTGGAGACATCCTGTCGATGTACATAACGGTGTCATCGTTAGCAAGGAATGGGGTAAGCATATAGCGAGCACCATCCTCAAAATCTTCACCTGGGGTGAACAGGAAGTCGTAGTCGCACTGAGCATAACCGTTAGGGTTGGTTACCATAGGCTTCTGCGACGCGCCGACAGCTGCTGCCTCAACGAGTACCGCATCCTTCGCTACAACACCGAGTGTTGCTGACAAAGTAAGCTTCCATACGTCTGCGCCAGCCTCGGTTGTCTTCTCAACACCCGTAACCGTAACTGCTATGCCTGTGCCATCGAGAGTGTCAGGAGCAACCATGATATTGTCTCCAATGAACGGAATGTGCTTGTAGCCATCACGTACAATAAGGAGAGTTGTGTCAGTAGCACCGGTCTTCTTTGCACACTGGTAAGACTTAAGAATCTTAACGGTCGCGCCTGCGTTGCCATAGATGCCAGGATCATACTCCAGGAAGTCACCGGCGTAAATCTTTGCAGGACCCTTGAAAGGGTTGAGCAACTTACCACCAATTGTTGGAGTACGGAAAGCATCCTTTGCGGCGCCAATCAACTTGACGAATACATAGCGGATACCGCCGATTTCGCCACGAGCCTGGATGAGGGAACGACCTGGCAAGAAGCCGCTACCATTCATCCTTTCACTGTAATAAGGAGAAACTGTTCCCATAATCAATAAATAAATTTGTTATCCTGAATACTAATTGTTATTCGTCCTTAGGCTTGTGTCGAGATCTGATAGCTGCAACATCATCGAACTCGTGTTCGTCTACGGTCCCGGTTCCTCCGGCTCCGCCACCTCCACTTCGAGGCTTGGTTTCTGGATTGATACCCGCTTCCTTGAGGTCAGCATTGTAAAGAACCTCTGCCTTACCGACAAGATCCTTGATGTCAACTTCACCATCTGGAATCTCAAGCTTATCCAAAGCTGTCTTAACGAAAAACGAATTCAAAGGAATGTTGGCTTTCTCAAACTTAGCCTTAAGACCTTCCTTAATGGAGTTAACCAACGCCTTCTTTGCGTCAGCTGCTTCCTTCTGCTCTCGCGCCTCACGCTCCTTCTTGACTTCACCGATGAGCTTCTTTGCCCACTCAGGCATATCCTCTTCGTTAGGAATATCGTTATTTTCAGGCTCTTCCTCCTCAGACTCAGATTCCTTTGCCTTCTGGCGTTCCCTTGCCTTCTTCTTGTATTCCTTAACTTGCTGAGAAACGTCAGAATGGAGATTGCCGTCCATGCGTTTCAAGCGATTTGTAACCTTGGTTACCAACTTGGCGTTTGCAGCTTCGTCTTCACCAAAATCTTCGAGTACGTCATCAAGTTCTTCATTGATGGTTTTCTCGCTAATTGTCAACTTGGTACTACCGAGCTCCTTGTTGACCAATGCTAAGAGTTCTTCTCTTGTCATGTTGTTTTTTGATTAAAAATGTTATTCTAAAAGTGGTTCTTCCACTCTAAAATGTATAAATATACCTTTTATTTTGCAAATATATGAATAAGTATGCAATTATCCAAGAAAAATTTATATTTTTGCAATATTAATTGTATTTTTATGCAGAAAGAAGTACTTTCAGGATTAAATTTGGATAATGGAGAGCCTATTTACACTCAAGAGTATATCCAATCGTTAAGAGACGCCGACAAGAAGCATCCCGACAAGCTGAAGATTATAGCTCAGCGTGGCGGTCAGGAACGCATGCTGTCTATTGATGCTGATATTAAGATAGTTGGAGGCTCTCGAGGTGGTCCGCTGGATGAAGACACAAGAGTACTGACTACTAAAGGATTCATTAAAATCAAGAATCTTAAATATGGTGACACCGTAATAGGACATGACGGTAAGGGACACAGGGTATTAGGCCGAATTGATTATCCGGATAGAGATTGCTACGAAATTGAACTATCTGACGGATCAAGTGTAGTATGCTCAGACGACCACATCTGGAATGTGTCCATCGACGGAGACAGTAGGTTTATGCCTCATCTTGCCTGCGAGATAGCCAGTTATATCAATGAAGGTTACCATATCGCTATTCCTTGCGTAAAGCCTGTGGAGTTTGATGAAAGGTTCGGATTAGCCTCTGTCGCTGAGAGAACGGAATCTTTAAGACGTATCATCGAAACATCGGGTAGGTTTTCTGGGAAATACTGGAAGAAGACTTTCAAGACAAGGAAGAAAGCATTCGATTTCAAGTATTTAGTTGATAGCCTTGGTTCTGTTTGCTACGTAAAGAGGAAGTCAAACAAGAAATGGGAAGTCCGATTCGATTGCAGAAAGAAGGAGCTAAAAAGAAGTATTGTTAGCTGCAAACCTGTAGGCAAGAGAAACTGCTGCTGTATTGCTGTTGAGAACCCGGACTCATTATTTGTAGTCGAAGACTTTATTGTCACCCACAATTCTAAATCCTTCTCATCCCTTATGGAAGTTCTGAAGGATATCAAAAATCCAGATTTTCATGCAACAATTCTTCGTAACGAAAAAGACGACTTGCAGTCTTTGATAACAGACTCTTACAAACTGTTCTCCCAATTCGGAACTTATAATAAGTCACAGAATGATATGACCTGGAACTTCGATAACGGAGGATGGCTCAAATTCTCATACTACGCAGGAGCCTATCAAGACTTCAAGACACGATTCCAGGGTCGCCAGTATGCCTATGTCTGCATCGATGAGGGTACTCAGTGCCCATACAAGAAGTTCAAGTATCTCTTGACCAACAACCGAAACGCAGCTCATATCCGAAATCGTTTCTGGATTACCTGTAACCCAGACCCGGAATCGTGGGTGAGAAAATTCATCGACTGGTGGGTTGACGAGGACGGATATATCATACCGGAGCGTGACGGTGTTATAAGATATTGTTTCATGGATGGTGACACGCCAGACTCTATATACTGGGGAAACACAAGAGAAGAGGTCTACGAGCAGTGCAAGGGCATTATCGATAGCCTTTGGAAGGATAGCTATGAGGAACTTGGTTATACAAAGCTCGAAATGTTCATCAAGTCGGCGACATTCATCCGCGCCGACGTATCAGAGAACATCAAGCTTATCTCTACCGATGTTTCATATCTCGCCAACCTTGCACAGCAGGATGAGGAACAGCGAATGCGAGACCTGGAAGCAAACTGGAACTGGAAAGCTGCCGGTGATGACATGATCAAGATGGAAGACCTTGAGGAAATCTACGACAACGCAGAACAAACAGGAGACGGAAAGCGCAGAGCATCTGCCGATATCGCATTCACTGGCGGCGATAACTTCGTAATGTGGCTTTGGGAAGGATGGCATTGTAAAGACTTGGTTGTGCTGAGGCTGGACCCTAAGACTCTTGTTTCGGTAGTTGAGGCTAAGCTGAGAGAGTGGGGCGTTGAGGAATGTAACTTCACTTACGATATGCAGGGAATAGGTCAGTACTTCAAGGGGTTCTTCAAGGATGCCGTTCCGTTCAACAACCAGGCGGCGCCTATTGCTCAAAACCACCAAGAAGAGGAAGGTATCAAATACCTCTACAAGGACTTGAAATCCCAGTGCGCATGGCTGTTCTATAAGATGATTAAGGATAGAAAAATATCCATTGAATCATCTCTTCTTGAAAGGAAATACTCAGGGAACGGATTCAGCAAAGTTCCTCTTAGGCAAATCTTACAGAAGGAGAGAAAAATGCTACGACGTGACGAGAACAGCGAAGGAAAGGGGTTCAAGCTATTACCTAAGAAGGTTGCCAAGAAGTATGTCGGACACTCTCCTGACTTCTTCGAGTCTTGGTTCTACGTAATGATATTCAGTTTAATAAAAAAGAAACATAAAAAGGTAAAAGGATTATGGAGAATTTAAATTTTAGAGAAATACTCGTAAAGAAACCATTCTACGAGCTTAAGCCTGACGGATATATGAGTCATGGCACTTTCTCCGACAAGGTTGGTGATAGGAGTATGCAGAACATGCCTTACGACCCTTGCGTATGGAGAGTAAAAACCCAGTCCGACTTCCTTCGTGAGTACTTCCCAAGCGGACATAGAATCTGGGACAAAAACGCTTATCCGGACATTATTAAGGAAAATCCAGAGTGGGACCCGAAAGATCCTACTACAGGAAACCGCTACTACATACAGCCAATCACAAGATGTGCATTTTCCTTCCAGCAGGTTGTCGCAACGAAGCACACCCTACACTTGACAGGAAATGACATTCAGTTTGAGCTTGCCGACAGCACAGAGGAACTTGATAAGGAAGAAGAATCCCAGAAAAATCTTAACATCTTTAAGAAGGGTTGGCTTATGCACAACATGGAGATTGCGTTCTTCGAGGCAGTAAGCTCATACATGATCGTTGCTGAAACCGCCGCAGTCGGCTATATCGACAAAGGAAAGTTTGGAGTTAAGGTTCTGTCATTCAAGAATGGAGACTACCTTTATCCGCATTATGACTCGATCACCGGCGAACTATCTGTATTTGCTCGCAAGTATTACGACTTGGATGAAGACGGAAACGCTCAGATTGAGTGGGTTGAGGTCTGGGACGATACCTATTATTATAGGTTTAGAAATGATGTCGGCAAAAAGAGTATAACAGAGAAAGCTGTGAATCTCATTAAGGGGTTGTTCGGAATGAACGGATATGCTCTTGTTGAAAAGAAAGAACATCACTTCAATTCAATACCGGTTGCATATATCCGAAATGATGAGGGACCTTGCTGGTCCAATGTTCAGAAGAACATCGAAGATTACGAGGAGGCATTCTCGTATCTTTGCGAGAACAACAAGGCGTACGCTTTCCCTGTATTCTACGTAAAGGGTGATGGTGATGAGATTACTATTTCAGGCGACGATATGACTGGAGCTGCCAAGGTTATCGCTATGAACAGCAAGGATAACGATGCCGGATTCCTCAATGGAACCGACGCGTCAGATGCTTTTGCGACCCAGCTTAACAAGTCGTATGACCTCATCTATGAGCTGTCATTCACAGTAAAGCCGCCTGAGTTGAAGTCCGGAGACCTCCCAGGTGTAGCCATCAAACTCCTCTATTCTCCTGCATTAGAGGTTGCTATGAATGATTCTCAGAAGTTGCAGCCATTCCTTGACAAACTTGTTGAAATTGCCAAGTTCGGAATCGGCCACGAAAACAATGCGACGGCTTCTATTGTTGGTCTCGATATCAATGCATGGATTGAGCCTTATACTCATCAGAATAAAACGGAACTTCTTACAAATCTTGCAACTGCCGTTCAGAATGGATTCCTCTCGAAGCAGACTGCATCGGAGCGTTGTCCTGACTTCCCAAAGAATGCCGAATGGGAGCGTATCTTACGAGAGAAGAAAGAGGAGGACCAGCAAGACCTTCTTATGGATATTCAGCGTGCGGATAATGAGACAGAGAATGCTATCGAGGAGGAGGAAGCTACAGCACGAATCAATAAACAGCAGGGTGGTAACGACATAAACACCGGCGGTGGCCGCAAGGCAGGGAGGCCAAATCGCAGTGGCAAGAAATGGGACAAAAATCACAACAATGACGTGGACGACAAGAATAATTGGAAGCACTACAACCAAACCCATTAATAGCCTATGGATGAATTAAAACGTTCTGTCGATTACAGCAGGAAACGCTTGCAGGCAATCCGAAACTGTGAGGGCCACATTGCAGATATTCTCTGGAAATCAACACGGAAGATAGTTACCGCAAGCAAGCGATACAGAGGTGCGGGCAGGCTCACAAACGAGTCAGCCTTGCTCTCTTACGCCAAGAATGTTACTGCTGAGGCAGAGGAGAGTATCAACAGCTACATCTCTGCCTACTCCAAGGCTTCGTGCAAGATTCTCGGGATTGACAGCGAAAATATAGAATCGTTTCTCGTCAGCGACATCTACGGAAAGACGACATCCGAAAGAAACGCCGTCTATCTCGGAAACTTTGCTGAAGATATTGTAAGGATGATCAAGGCAGGAACCTTGATGGGATATTCAGACCAGCAGCTACTATCTTCCATCCGAACAGGCTACAAGGACCCATACCACACATCAGTCATCACCAAGGCGAAGAGAAAGGATATCAACATCGATGTTCCTTCTTACGGAAAAGGATATTACAGAAATGCCTATCAGAATATCGTAAGAAACGCTTCTCAGGTGATTGCTTTGGCGTGGGGACAGGCAGAGCAGGAGTATGGGCAGGAGAATAAGGCTATCGGATTCTATGTCAAGAGAGGAAGCGACTTCCCGTGCTTGATTTGTCAAAACGAAGCCGATGCCGGACTCCATTCTTTCAAAGATCCATACCCACCATTCCATGTTTCGTGTCAATGTTTTACGGTATTTGCATTCAAGGATAATAAAAAGAAATAAGATTATGATTGAAGAAACAAAAGGATACACGTTATCCGTCGATATTTACAAAAAGGTAAAGGCTCTCAAAATGAAAGACCCTCGCTATTACATCTACGCCAGTCTCCGTGGCTCAGGAATGTCTATCCGTGACAGTTGGGCTGTTGCCTTTCAAGGGGAAGGGTTCAACTGGCCCAAAGATACATTAGAGCGAGAAATGAATAAACTTGAATCCCTGGAGTCTGTTCAGACAAGAATCGCAGAGGTGCAGGGTAAAAAGATTGAAAACGAGCATAGTGAGGACCTGTCTCCTGAACAGCTCGCAAAGGCTACGTCAAAGGAACAGATTCTCAAAGACCTCGTTATCGCCCGTTCGAAGCTCAAGAGTACATCTTGCAAAGAATGGGCTGACTACACAAAGATGATTGGAGACTTTGCTAAGATTAAGCAGGATGAGCTTCAGACGGAAGACACGACTTGCCATTTTTACCTCCCAATAAATTATCCAACCGGAAAGAATGACTGTTTGTTGTTTAAGAACGGACTCTGTAAGGGTGGCAAATAGTTAAATTCGTGTTAAAGCAACTTCGATATACCATAAATTCAACAAAACCAAGTACCTTTGCGGACAGATTATGTTCACAGATTCTTTCTGCTGTTCGTAATTCTAAAATTTTTTTGGTTAAAAAGGGGGTGATATCTTCTCAGATACCACCCCTTACTTTTATATAAATGAAGTAGAAGAAAATATACGATATATCACGAATATTTCTCTCCTGTGACAAGCTCAAGGGCTATCCTAAGCCGATCATCAAGAAAAGAGTCGTTAAATGTAGGAAGAAGGCCGTATGGAGGCAGTTTCTTTGTCTCTGCGGCCTCCAAAATGAATTGGAGTGCCTGTACCAGGGAATTGTGGTCCTCGACTATCTCAATCAATTTATCACTCATGCTGGCCTCCTTCCTTCTTAATCTGTTCTGCCATACCAAGGAGAGTGTCGGCGTGCTTGTCGCGATCAATAACCTCCTGGACGGCCTCATCACTTTCCTTACTGAGTTGTTCGTCACTCTTACCCTTGTCGGCAGCGGCGTTTCTTCTTGCAGCCTCACGGGCAATGTATTCTTCACGGAGCTTCAACTTGCCTGCTGTGTATTCCGCATCGCCAGGCAGCGATGTATCCGCAAACATAAGCTGGGCAAATGCCTCGATGATGTTTCCATTATCCTTGGAGAACTCGTAATGGTCTCCTACAGCCACAGGAACACATTCATCGAGTGCAGCGTACATGGATGTGCCGATAGAGTATTCAACACCCCATGTGCCGGCAATGTCTGCAATCTTGATGAAAGGCAACGAGCCTCTCTGTAAATGCTTCTTGATCTCAGCAGGGATATCCTCTCTGAGTGAAGCAACTTCTTTCTTAGACAAGCTCTTGCTGAACTTCAGTACAGTGAAGTGTCTTGTCTTGATAGTCTTTCCAAATGGTAATGCCATGATAACAATATTTTAAAGTTCAACTTTTATTTCCTTATACTCGAAATCGGTGCAAGCATCATCATCTTCCGAAACGTCTCTCCCGAAGCGTTCTTCTTTACACTCCCACACACCGTTGTCAAAGAAGAAACAATCCTTGCAAGTGTAATCAGTCTGTTCCATGTTCCTTACGTTTTTGATATTCCATCAATGTCAAGATACAATAGTTAGCGCAATCCAATAGAGTATCTTCCAACGGCTCGTTAGCAACTTGCGCTTCATTGTCCTTCAACGTTTTGATGCGATTCACTTTCTCTCGTATCTTTCCGTAGCCGTAGTTGATACCAAGTTCGTCATACATTTCGGAAAAAGCATTTCCGTAGTCGTGATTCTTCTTGATATAGGTTTCTTGCATCTCCCCCGTAATTCTATTAAAGAGCATGACATCTTGCGACATGTCGCGCACTCCGTTCAGTTTGTTAACGGTTTCTTCTGAAAGATTGTTTGCGCACTTACGCAAATTGATGATTTCTTCCATAGACAACCATTTTTTTCCTGTTTCTGTAATAATTCGGTTAAATTCCTTTATACCAAAACAGAATCTTGGGGTAGCCCACTGTTCCTCCAATTTACCAAAAATCGTATTGTGACTATTTCCCATCACAAAAAACTCACGTACCGTCTCGATTGCAACACTATTATCTTTTATGTCAACTATCTTGAACAAGACCGGAAGATCCACTTTGTCTTTAAGCAGAACACCGAATCCACCAGATGCTATAGAATGCAAAATCCATCCTCTCTCATCCTTTTCCTTTTTTTCACACAAAGTGAATACAAGACCTACCTTAATATCTTCTTTCTTAATCATAAGCTATTTCTTTTTACTATTCAAATAAAATGCTCTAAGAGCCATAACCTCTGATGGGTTGTGATAAAGGATAATACAGAAATCACCATGTTCTTCTGTGTGAACCTTTCGTAAACCACATTCCTTGATAAATCCATCCTCACCAATATAAGGATTAAGGATCTCGCGAACCGCACTAGTATGACTTGGTTGGACAACAATAACGCCACCAGTTTTCCGAAGTTCTTCTAGCTTCTCCCACTGAGCTTCGATATTTTCGTCTCCGTAGAATAAATCATAGCCATAAGGCTCTGTAATTTCTCTATCAATGCCCATTCCCAAAGGAAGGTCAATTACTATAATCGGTTTCATAAGCTATTCCTCCTTATCTTTCAGTTCAACGAAATCTCCAATGCCCAAACGAGCCTTGTTGATGCAATCACATATCCACCCCATAAGGTATGCCTGATGTTCATTGTAGGCACCCCTGAACCTCTCAAGGTCACAGGCGTCATTCATTGACGAAAGAACATGAAACGCCTCATGACTGATATTTTTCATAGTCATGTCTTTCTTCTTCGGGAAGACTACAAGATTGCCGAAGTAATTTCCTGTTTTACTCATGCATTCGTCATAAACCATACCTCCGTAGTTTCCTTCATTCATAGGCTCATCGTTGTGAACAAGAGGTTTGCCTTCAATGTTGGTAAAGCATTTGTCAATCTCGTCCTCACTTGTGTCGTACATTACCCACAACCTCCTTGGGTAAATCCCGCTGTTGTATTCGTAATATCCCTTCTTCTTCATACCTCATCGTTTTTATGTTTCTCCCACCCTGCTTTTGAAAAGGCATACCAAGTATCACAAATGTCTAGAGCAAGAACGTCTCCTTGATTAAGATATAATTTGCTTTCAACACCTTCAACATGAACACACATCACTGCTAAAGCATCATAAGGATTACTACGACCTTCTATAAAAGGATTTTTAAATAACTTGGTCTTGTATACACTAGTAACAATAGGCACTTGAAGAACATCTGAAATATTCTCTGTGCTAATCTCTATCGACTTCTTAAACTTCTTCATATCTCAACTATTTCTGTTTTGATACAATCTCGATAGCAGACAATAATGTCTTTTCGCTGATACCATTTCCGCTACCAACACCATCTTTCTCTATTCTTTCAAGAGATTTCTCAATAGAGCAAAAATCATCCTGAGAATTATTTATAAAGCCATTAAGTTCATCACTTACACTACTGATACCATCGTTGTTTTTTTTAACAATAGCTTCAAGACGACCGAAACACTTGTCGATATAATCCTTCAACCTTTCTTCATGCTCTATAATATCAACGCAGCTGACGACTTTTGGATGTCCCCAGCTATCTTCTACGCGCGCATAATAATCTCCTTTTTCATCGCTGTGTCTTTTGTCGGACACAACTCTTAGACACACAAAATTGTCTCCATCCATTACTGCGTAAATACCCTCTCCGAATGGATATAGTTCGGCCTTTTCAATATCCGACTTACTTCCAGTTGCTTTGAAAGCGACCTTTCCTAAAACATTAACTTTAATCTCCATATCTAAACTATTTATGTTTTAAAATATTACCACAAGCTAAGTTAGTTTTAAAAAGGAAATCTCTTGCAGGAATAACGATGGCTCCATCATCCCGAAAGCCTTCCGATTTACTTATCTGGGTATTGAATGGCCTCAGTATCGCATCCTGATCCTTTATCTCTACCAAAAACGGCGTTGGAGTATCATCCAATGTCTTCCACCATATATTCTTAAATTCATGAAGAAAGCATCCGGAATCTACCGATATAACCTCGTCAATAAGAAAGAATAAAAGACCTTCCTCGATTATGTCACACATAGACCTGATTCTTTTTTTATATTTCCAAGAGTATCTACCTTTCATAAGCTCATTGTTTGTGTAACCTACCAATATGCCACTTTGAACAAACCTTGCACAAGTAAGGATGCCAACCAAGTGCCTTTAACCTCGGATTCTGATTCAGAAACTCCCAAGCATCATCCTCCGTCTCATAGGCAACCTTCGCCTTCCATGAATGAACCTTCCTGGTCCAATGCTCGTGGTTGGGCTTAAGCGGAGGAACTTTATTAGGATTGTGATGTCTTCTCATTCTAAATCTTTTACGAATATCGTTTTTCTAATTTGCTCCAAACGATCTTGCATCAAAAAGAACTCTTCCTGTCTTCTGTCAAGACTTTTGTATATCTGTTCTAATCTAAACACCAATAAGTCGCCATCAGAAGCTTTCCACATCTTCTCCAGCCACTCGTTATTGAGACGCTCTATGGTCCTCCTGATTCTGTCGCCGTAGAGAATTTCGAGCATCATCTTGTCAAAACCACCTTCCGGCTCAAAGCTCACGTCAAGCGTTATGCTGTGATCCTTGTATCGGCAAGACGACATTTTGATACCAGACTCGAACGCTTTGTCCACAACATCATGAATAGATCTGCGAATTCTGTCACCATCCATAAAGGCATCAGATATACAAAACATAAGTTTTCCCCCCATAAGCTACAAACATTTAAATGAAACACTATTCAACGTCCTGTTCACCGCAATCTCCCTCTCGTTACACATGGTCCTCATGCACTCCAGGACATCCTCGCGAATGGTTGTAATAATCTCCTGCATTGAAGCGGTGGCGGGAACCATATTCTTCTCGGCCTTAAGATTCGTGATACGGGAGATAACCTCCTTGACATATTCCTTGTCTATCATACTCATATAGATATTTAATCGTCACCTTTGATAAAGCTCTCGGGTTCATCGTTGTCCTCCTCGCCCTTACAAACCTCATTGATGAGGATATCTTGCTTCAGGTCCGCCTCAGTGACGCCAAACATCTGATAGGCATTGCCCTCCTTCGTGCGCTTCTTGAAGAAACCGTACTTGGCCCACATATCCCTACCAAACTTGTTCATTGACGGAATATCCTTCTCGTCAACGTCGTTGATAGCGCAAAACCTGCGCATACACTCATAAAGCATGGTGGAATTGAATAGATTGGACACTTCGCCCTTTGCTTGGGCGTCACTCCTTATACCGTAAGCGCGTATCCAGGCGTATATGGGTTGAGAGCCAAGAAGGGACAGGAGAAGTTGTTTGGCACTTCCTTCGGCGGCAGGAAAACGGTACTTACGCTTCCTCAGCTCCTGCGCACCCCGCATGACCCAGTTGAACACTCCACTAAGCTCCCTCCTTATAATCTTACTCGAAAGCTCCGGGTCCTGTCGCTCCTTGGGTACGGTAACGTCAAAACTGACATACTGTAAACGTCTGATAAAACCAAGCGACGCATCCTCTGGGAACGGAAGCTCATTGAGGTTAAAGATGAGGTACGGGATATTGTTGGCCTCAAGAACATTCCTGCCAAGCTCTCGCATGGGGACAGGCTCTCCGCTGACAAGCCTCTTGAACATGCCGGTGTTCTTCCTTCCGAACTTCCGCGGATCAGAGTCCGACGACCAGTTGAAGATGGCGTTCCTTATCGGATATCTACCCCTCATTCCCTCATCACCCTCTGCGGTAAGGTCGGCATAATCCATCTTGCTTATCCTGTCCTTGCCAAAGAGGTTACAAGCCACATCGAAAATAACGCTCTTCCCGTTGGCTCCCGTGCCTATAAGAAGCAGACACAACTCTATCTTCGACGATTCCTTTCCCTCATACGGGTTGTAAGCCGTTCCGCGCTGTATCAAACCTAAACCAAGGAACATCTGTAGTATCATCCTCGATGTCCTGTCAGGGAGCACCTCATGGATAAAGTTCATCCACCTGTCGCACTTGGCCTTCGGATTGAAGTCGTAAGGATGATAGTAGGTCACATGATAGTCAGGAGAAAACGGCATAACGGCAGGATTCTGCAAGCCTCTACCGAAATCCACAACACCATTGCTGAAAGCCACGATGTCAAAGGACGGATGAAGAATGTTGTAGCACTCTATGACGTCAATGAAAGACTTGTTCATTACAGTGCTGACACCAATCATCGGACTTATGGCGAGGTCAAGGAGCAACAGCTGGTAGGTCTGCTCCAAGACAATCCTTGGGACAGACTCGTATATCTTGCCATTGAAGATGTAATAGCTGCCCTTGTAATACTTTACAGGAGCCTTCTTGGCAAGCTGACGCATAGACCTCACGAACTGAGACTTCAGAATGTTGTAAGTGTCCGAATTTACCCTGCCCCAAGAGGTAGAACGCAATGCGTCAAAACCAAACTCGCTTTGCCTCGTCAGGTCCAACAGCTGCGTGTGTAAAGTGTCTATAGCTAAACCATTTTCCATCTGTGTATAATAATTTTTTAGTTTCTGCGTTATTTTAACATGAAAGAACCCCTGTAAACAAAGGAACTTCGGTGGATTACGCACCACAAGTGGCCCTCACCTATATGCCCTATATAATAATAGGAATAATGCAAAAATAAGAAATAACTACATAATTATGCTAAAATACATTGTTTATGCGGTATATTTATACATTATTAACATTCAAAAGGTGGAGGATAAATATACATTTTACACTTTCAATAATAAGGGTAAGACTATAAAGTAAATTATCCTGACAAGACGCAGACAAAGGCGTTTGAATAAATATGCAATACTGAGTAAAAGTAAACATTCTTGACAGAATGAGTTAAAAAATAAGAAAAAAATTTTTGTGTGAGGTGACTACGCCCAAGGGCTGCGCTCCCATAGGGGGTGGGGGTGCTTTGGTAAAATATCATTACATATTTATTTGGTTTACTTCATATAAACCAAACCAAATTTCGCAATTTTGTTCCACGAACGTTAATTTCTGTTAAAGCACAACATTGCTCTTGTAACTCCCTAATACTCAACCACTTACACCTGCGTAATCATTCATCGCCTTTTGTATAAATATACGCCGTGGAACATCAAAACATATTACAAAGGACTTGACGTAATAAATTATTACAAAATTTCCCACTGGTTACTTGTTAACACTTTAACACTCATACCTATATATAGTTACATATACGCAACCAAAAAGTAAAGATAATTTACTTTTGCGTCAAAGGTTAAAGTTTTAACTTGCTGTAGTACAGATAGTTATGGGCTTTTATTCATGTTAGATTTAACACTTTTTCTTTGGTAATATCGGGAAAAAGTCGTACCTTTGCAATACAGAAAGAGAGGAAAGGGGGCTTCTAATAGGAAGCAGCAACCCCAACCGCCAACACCACAAAGTGGGTGGTATACAAATACACGTGGATAGGTAACAACGGACGCTTTACCCGTTGAGGGATACGCAACCCACAATTTGCGAGCGCAATACGTTGTGCGCTTTTCAACGTGGCACGTATAGGGGCACGTGCAATAAATAAAGCCCCACTATTTTTCACTTAATGCAGGCGCACCCGCTCTTGTGTGGGAGGTGCAAAACAACATGACTAACAACAAGTCTAACGTAGCTACATACGTAGCAGAGTGTAAGGAAAACGCTACAATTGTAGCGAGTCTTGAGGTATTGAACGATTATCGTAAATCGTTGCTTTCAGAGTGTAAAGCAAAAGACGTCGTTACAGCACGTAAGGAACTGGAAGCAGCACGCAGCAAGTACAACAAGTTAGCAACCGCTTACGTGTTGGGTGAAGAAAGCTACTGCAACTTACAAACCGAATGCGTACGTGCAGCAGTTAGTGAGTTCAGCCACACGCACAACGTGCCACGCTTCTTCCAGTGGTTCAACGACAACGGAAAAGACGAGCAAACAACCATTATAGACTCCGTGCAGCGTTTGGGCTCAAAACTCGCCTCTTTGCATGCTTCCTTTGCGAGTGGTTCAAAGGTAGCACGCAAACAGAAAGCAAACGAAGAAGACCTAACGGAACGTATTGCCCAACTGCAAGCGGAACTTGCAGCCTTAAGAGGCGAGAAGTAACAAGGTAGGGCAAAAGCCCTATCTTTACACCCTTTGCCCACGGTGGACACAAAAAAGCCATCGTGGGATATTATACACCAAGTCCGGAGATTTGGCGCGGGCTGTCATGCCCTTATTTTTCCCACACTTTTTGGTAAACCTTGTCGTGGTGTGTGGGCTTAACTTTAGAGAGAGAATTTATTCTCCCTCAGGGGACTAATTGCCAAAAATTCAGAGAGCTATCCGGCAAACAAACCTGTAGCGATACAGGAAGGCGGGCGAGAAATCCCGTCGAGGATAGCGAGAGAGCACAGAGCCGACACGATACCGAATGAGATGAGGCACGTGGACCAGAGCGAGAGCCGTAGCTGTGCAGTTATCGAGAGAGATGACGGACGGAAAAAATCATAATTCATATTCTATCGTCTGGCACACGTGGACGAGTTCCTAAAGTGCTGCGCACATTCATTACAGGGCGCGGGTGGTACAAATCTGTAATCGTGAGTAGTTATCGTTTATCTCACGTGAGGTATATCCAAAAGGTCTACGATACGTAAGTAGTTGTACGTATAGCTATATCGCTACACAAGTAGCGGACGTGTGGGAATTATTCCCATGAAAACGTGCGGAGAACGCTGAGGGGTTATCCGCTGGTGTCTTTCGAGATACCGACAAGTCCTCAGAGGGTGACGAAGCGGCACAATACGGTGTCGTGGGTGACAAGCGTGCGCAATGAAAGTGTATCATCCTGGCAATGGCTGCGCATGGAGAGATCCGTGCGTGGCTCCTATTACGAACCAAATAAATTTAGAGAATATGGAAAAGAAATTAGAAAACGTAAAAAGAGAGGATGCATTTAAGTTTTACAATAAGATGGCTTCATCTGTATTTGATTTGGACAATATAGCTGATGCACTGGAAAAGGGAAAGACAGATGCAGCACTCAGATTGCTAAGAAAACGTGCGGACATAATGCGAGAACTCTGTAGTGATTTTCGTTCTAAGTATTTTAATAGCTAAAATCTCCCTACGCTTGTAGGGAACAATAACCATAAAATTTTAGAGTTATGAGTACAATGAGAATAAAGTGCCTTTCCATGCGAGAGGTCGAGAGTGTCATTGCGGATGCTCAGGAGATTTTGAGTCATGTTGAATTCGGGTCGCTGAAGAATGGTGTGCTTACATTATTCTGTGTGGCTTGAGCCTAAAAATCCGTAGCCAGTACGATAATTGTCGTGCGTGTGCTACGGAACAATCACTAACAAATTTTAGAATTATGACAGCAAGACAGATTATTTATTCAAGTACGATAATTCTGCTTGGATTTTTTCAGGCGCTTCCTGCGCTGTTGTGTTTGGCAAGTACGAATATTCCTGTAATTCTGCTTGGAATTATTTGGGGTGTTCTGCTTGGTAAGTTCTGGAGCAGTACGATAATTGGCAAGTGGTATTTCCGCGAGCTTTGGCGTGCTACACTCCGCTTGGAAAATCTCATGTTCCCTGAGGTGTGAGAGAGTTGGCAAGTACGAAAATTCTGCTTGGAAACATTTAGCTAAATTCTGCTTGGAGAAATCCAGGCAGTACGATAAATATAACCAGTTAAACAAAAGAATTATGAAAGCAATTAGTAAGACACAGGTCATTGACCTGATGAACAACATCAACAGAGATGGAGTAGATAATACGCAGTACAGCATAGACATATTTGTGTCTTCTCATAAACCTGAGAAGTGGTACGACTGCGAGGATTCTGGCTGTGAAAATTTGCAGCCTGGAGCATATTGTGCTCTGTGGGTGGATGATACGGATTGTAGCAACATGCCATCCGTAGGTAAGTGGATAGACAAATATCTTGAGCCAGACAACATGCAGTTATTGTCTGTAAATGACTCCGACATGTGGATAGTGCTTATCTGCTTGGAGTTATTGTAGCCAAAAATGTGCTCAGGCATTTACCTGGGCATACTATGTAAAACCAATTTAATTTAGAATTATGCAAGACAGGAAATCACAGAAGAATTTTGAGCGTGCCCTTATGCACGAGATGGAAAAGATTAAGATTGCAGCACGTCAGTGGTACAGCAACAACGCAAAGGGCTACAGGGATTATCGTAGCCGTGAGTCTATCTCAAAGAGTTTCAACGAGATAGCCATTTTGTGTATGAGCTAAAATTGTGCGTGGCGGTTGTCACGCATACTACAAACCAAAAAATGTTAGAATTATGAAACAGAAGAGAAGACTGACGGGGTATGTACTCGTTGATCCGTTCGATGGTGCTATCCTGTGCCAGTATCCTGTAGGATTGGGATTTGACGGAGATTGTGTTTCTGCGAAGATTGAGGCTATCCATGATGCAGAAGAGAGAAAAATAAAAGGTTGTCCCATGGAGGTTTACGGCTGTATCAACAACACGTATTCGGACGGAACAAGAATTTATCCGCGTAATTAGCCAGAACTGGGCAGTACGATAATTGCGCTGCCTGCTATTAACCAAAACATATTAGAATTATGGAAACAGTAAGAGTAACTGACAGACACGGAATAGAGCGAGAGTGGGATATAGTCACAGAGAGATGTGTAGGATGCTGCTTTCACGGATTGATGGATAGCAAGATTCATTGCTGCCCTCATAATATTGCGTGCGGTGACAAGTAGTCAAAACTGCGGGGCACGTCCTGTGTCCTGCTTCTATTATCAACCAAAAATTTTAGAATTATGACACAAGCAGATGTTAATTTTCTACAGGCACTTGTAGAGTCTCACGAGCAAGTTATTGCAGCAGACTGCAAGAGACGTAAATTAAGCAGAGAAGTTTATAACAGGCGTGTATCTCAGAGCGAGAAGAGAGCGAATAAGATACTTCGTGAGATGATGTGTCGCTAAACAGGGTAGAGCTATTGTTCTACCTACATAATAACCAATTAACGAAAGAATTATGGAATATTTAAAGACACAAGAGTATCATACACGTATTGATGTGTATTTTGATGGAGAAAAGTATGTATTCATCAACGCATTCCACGGATGTGTGGCAGTTGCGAAAAGAGAAGGACTCGTTGAGTTCACTAATGACGGATACAAGGCTCACGTCAAGTTCAAGGTCGAGAAAACGAGATGCACCATCAGTAAGAGAACTATAGATGGCGCAATCAGTAAGATGGAGAACAGATACATGAGCACTATCGTTGAGTATGAATGGGAGGAGGTTGACAGAGATGACTTGCCTTATGCCGTGAGCGTAAAAGTAGAGGAGCGTTAAGCCAAAAATCCTGCGTGGAGACACGTAGGAGCAATTATTAACTAAATATTCAAAGGATATGGAAAGTATTGAAGCTATGCTGTGGGATTTCATTGTTGACAACAATATCGCCACAGAGGACGAGGTTAGACTTGTCACGGATATTAATGGATTGAGCGAGAACACGATGACAGACATTATTTATGCCAAGACAGGGCTACGCAGTTACGAGCAGTGTACAGAAGAAGGCTACTCCGGCACAGATGAGCTTGACAGCTATTATTGTCTTGACGAAGAAGACAATGAAGATGAGTAGTATTTGCCTAAAAAAGGTGCGCCCATACGTGAGTGTGCCTTCTATTGTTTAACCAAGATAAATTATTTGAATTATGGCAAGAAAAGGCAAGACACTGGAGCAGCAGTGTAAATATTACAACTGCGATGATTTCGTTCGTGATGTAATGTTGTATCATTACATCTGCGGAAACAAGAAAGGTATGGTAGAGGACTACAAGGAACTCAACATGAAGGCAAGACAGATTGCTGTTCAGCAGATTTTTGAGTCCGGCCACCACCCGTCTGTTCTACAGGATATCATTACACATCTTATGTTCGGTTAGCCAACCAATCCTCACTCCCACGGGTGGGGATTTCTATTAACCAAATATTAGAATTATGATAACGGATTACTACACAGCCGTACACTGGCTAAAAAGTGCGTTCATCCTCTGTAACGAGATTGTAGAGAATGACGAATCAGTGATTGAAAACATCGAGTATCCAGAGGGTACAAATGTCGATGAAGAAGAAGGGGATAGAATCGAGATATTCCAGTGGTTCCTCACTAACATGAGCGAAGAGGATAAGGAATGGATGCAGAAGAATTTCCCTGATCTTATCTTCTCTTACTCAGACAAGCTTGATTTGTGGATTCTTTGCGTAGATCATTTTGGAACGATGTGGAAGGGAGTCCCAACGACTACCAACTGCGAGAATGCGGCAAAGGCTAGCCAGCTGCCGTAGCCAAACCAATCCTCACTCTTACGGGTGGGGATTTCTATTAACCAAAAAGATTGAAATATGAAGAAAATTGAGATTACGAGAGCTGGCATGGGCGAAAAGTGCCCAAACCCGAAGTTCAGCAAATTACTGGCAAAAGGCTACATAATGTGCCATCGCTGCCAGTATTGCGCTGAAATTATCAGTGAGACAGAAATAATGTGTAACTATAATTAATCTATAATTATGAGTGAATTAGAGAAAATCCTGAATGACGATTTACTAAAATGTGAAATCGTAGAGTCTGTAGAGAATGCAACAAGACGTGTGGATCTTATCAAGTGGACGCACGACGGTTTATTTTCCGTTGCCGACTTGCGCAAGGACACCGGAAAGCTTGAAATATCAGAAGTTCCAGAGACGAACGAGCTTGAAGCGTACAAGTATTTCTACAAAACCTATTGGAGTTTTGTTGTTTCTGCCTAAAACTCCCCACGATAATGTGGGGAACAATTATGAACCAATAAAATCAGAATTATGAGCTACGAATTTGCAAAGAAGGAAATCGGTGATTACAGAATCACCATTTACCAGGATGAGGGTGCCGAAAGCCCTTGTACCGACTGGGATTTGGCAGGTGTATATCTTTGGGAGTATACCAGTTGTGGCAGTGGAAGATTAAGTGACGGCTGCAACTGGGATGAAATATACGACAGAAAATACGACACTAACAACCATAGTTTGCAGGATGCTCTTCGTGAGCTTGTATACAAGTACGTTCCACAGAATCGTCTTGTAAAATATCTGAAGAGCAACAAGCATCGCTCTGCCAAATTATCGTATGACAGAAGCTCTCATGTTTGGGAACTTGATTATTACGACAGCAGAGAGGCATACAAGACTTCGGTAGAGTTTACTCCTGACGAAATCAAGAACTATGACATGAGAGCAGAGATGATCGAGCCTATGAACAACGAGGACTTGATATGGCTGCTTGATGACATAGCTTACGAAATCGTGATATACGAGTGGTCTTCTACGGGATACTGCCAGGGAGACTACGTAGAAGGCATTGCCTATTGCGACAAGGAGCGCTTCAAAAAGATGGTAGATACAAATACCAAGAACTGGAGAAAGCGAGCCTTGGACTTATTCGAGGTAGAGGTCAATGATATCGGTCTATGGATGTGGGGAGATGTCAAGGGATACGTCCTTGAAAAGAAACGTCCGTACACTAAATTGTACGACGACGGAGACACTTCTGACTCCTATGACTGGGAGCAGATTGATTCATGCTGGGGAGAGTACTACGAAGATGCTGATGACCTTATCGAAGAGGTTATCAAAGAGCACGGCTTACAGCCAAAAGATGCAGCCTAAACAAGGGGAGCTTGCATGCTCCTCTTCTATCAACCAAATTACAAAGAATTATGAAAGCAAGACTTTATCATGACACAAGGAAGAAATCTCGTGATTGTGTGGATGCGTGGAGTATATATTTCCCGTACCCAAAGCGCATGAGAGAGCAGAAACAGACGTATGGCACATTTCTCGGATGTACGCCTACAGAAGACGGAATGATACGTTGTACGTGGGATTTTGATGAGTTTGGAATGCGTTCTTACCTCGGAAAGAGGGTAGATATATCGACTACACCAGTTGCCTTTCAGAAAATATTTTATCATCTTGAAAAGCTATGGAACGATGTTATTACTCTCCATACAGAAGAAGCGGAGGAAGCCTGGCTTAATGCCTAAAACGGAGGGAGCAATCCCTCTTACTATTAACCAATAAATTATTAAGAATATGGCATTACAATGGAATTGGAAAGACAAGATGGGTAAACTCACCATCAGACAGAAAGGAAAGAAGTTCAACGTAAACATTTACTCCGGAAATGCTCTTGCTGTATTTGTATATGAATATACAGACGGCGGAAAGGAGATGTACTCGTTGTATGATTTCTTTGCCGACAAGAAACACGTCAGTAAAATTATCAGTAATCGTAAGAAGTTGATAGACGACGATGTTGTCAAGATTGAGTTGAATCTCTGGTACAAATCTGCGAGAGAGCTTCTTCCGTATCTCGTCAAGAACGGGTACAAGGTTGAGTGTTATTACAAAGAAACTAAATCCGAATAATCATGAAGAGATATTATGTATCAGTCACAGAGACTTTAAACGAGGTAGTCAGCGTTGATGCCGAGAGTGAGGCTGACGCACTGGAACAAGTGGAAACGGCCTACAACGATTCCGTTATCGTTCTCGATTCTAACGATTACTGCGGCAAAACAGTAGAGGTTGAAGATGATCAGGGATTCTACACCGATTACGAGAAAGAGTACGGCGAGACTTATCAGCACATCGACTAGCCAAACGGGGAGAGTAATCTCCCTACCAATAACCAAAACATTAAGAATTATGAACAACGTAAGATTTATTCCAGGATACTATGAATGGCATCTCGTTGATGGGAAAGACAACGTGCTTCTCAACATTCCAGATGGTATCATTGACGATTGCGAGACAAAGGCTGATTTGGATTTCGTTATAGGAGACATACCAAGGCAGGCTTTGCGAGCAGTCGAAGAAGGGGAAGAGCTCTATGGATGTGACGTAAGCAAATACGTCAGCGACATAGATGATGACTGTGTAACTAAACTTATGGCAGATACCCTATCAGAATATCTTGGGTTAACAGCCTAAAAGCCGTCGAAAGACGGTACTTCAAACCAAAATAATTAGAATTATGAATGAAGACAAAATCCTAAGTATGTTCTTTGAGCCGGAGCGGTGGCAGAATGCTATCAACAAAGGCATTGACAAGGACATGAACAAAGCAACCCTGTATCAGCTCACAACACCAGAGGCTCGTCTTATTATGTATGAGAGGATTAAAAGCGGCAATTACAAGATAATGCCGCCACATACAGCCAAAATTCCAAAAGACAACGGAGATTTCCGCACTGTCTATGTGAATGAGCCTGTAGACAGAATCCTCCTGAGCATAGCAAACGACCTCTTGTTCGAGCTGATGCCAGAGATGGTGCATCCACGCTGTACGTCGTATCAGAAAGGTATCGGCTGCGGTCGTGTGGTGCAAGATGTGTCTCGGATAATATACTCAGCAGAGGGAAAAGTCATCGGATGGAAAGGTGACTTCTCCAAATACTTCGACAGCGTACCTATTCGGTTCATCGACTGGGCGTTTGATAAAGTAGAGGAGAAGTGCGGAAAATCTGCGCTGATAGATGTCATTCGTGAATACTATCACACAGACTTGTATTTCGATGAGGACAACAACCTCTGCGAGAAGTATCAGTCCCTCAAGCAGGGATGCTCTGTTGCGGCATGGTTGGCTGACGTCATCCTCTATCATCTTGACGACAAGCTGTCTAAGCTTAACGGATATTACGTCCGCTATTCCGACGATACGCTGTTTGTCGGTGAAGACTATGAGAAAGCCATGGATATCATGAAGAGCGAGCTGGAGATGATGCAGATGACGCTCAACCCGAAGAAGGTTGAGTATCTTGACGCTAATCACTGGTTCAAGTTCCTCGGATATTCCATCAAGGGTCACAACATCTCTCTGTCGTCTACTCGCATCAAGACCTTCCAAAAGGAGATTGAGAAGAGGACGATAAAGAAACGTGACACCACGATGACGAAAGCCATCAATGCCGTAAACAGGTATCTCTACAAGGGGTACTGCGATTATTCCTGGGCTACTCAGGTTCTTCCAGTCATTAACGTGAAAGAAGACATCAACAAGCTCAACACCTTCGTCATGGACTGCATCCGTGCGGTCAAGACGGGCAAGAGCAAAGTTGGTGGTTTTGGATACGTGAAGACTCAGGCTGTAGGTTGTATAGACCGAGGCCGTGGCAGGAACGTGAAAGCCAATAGGAGTAAGACAGAGAGCGAAATCAAGGGGTATCTATCAATCGGCTGTGCCCAGAATGCCTTGCGGACGAGCAGGGCAGCGTACAACACATTGGTGAATACTCTGTAGATGTAGCACACAGCGCAAAGGTTTTGCCGGAATGAAGAGCGATTTAACTATCCGGTCTCGTAGCTCTCGACCAGGATACTATCGAACTGATAAAGCTATGCGCAGTATCTTCTGACCGGCAGACTCTGTAACCGAGCACACGGACGTGGGAGAAGGACGGATTATTTATGTCACGCCTCTATGATTACCTTCAGTATGGGCCTCTTTCGCTCAAGTGATACTTGAGACCAAAGGGACCATACTGAAGATACACAAGGCGTGCCTAATCGCAGAAGTACAGAAATGTGCAAGTCCGTATGACTCCCCCAGGTGGCGCACACCACCACTCCCTGAAGGATGGCAGAAGTTTACGAAACAGGTCTCTTAACCAGAGTTCTGGATCCTGGTAACCGTCATAACTATGAGCGGTGACCAGGATCCTGAATTCTGGCGAATCCTGTGTCAAATCAGAAACATAAAGTATTGTGCCGAGCCATCGGTCAGGGAATTACCCGAGTACGAGGATTGTCTTCGGTTGGGGAATAAGTTTAAGCGAAGTCTTAATCCATCACGCGTTTCCTGCCAATATCAAGCCGTCAACGCGTATCATCAAGACTCCTTTATCAGAACATTACATTGCCGTACAAAATTCCCATGTCGAAGACAACGTTATTGCCAAACGAGGTACACAAGGAGGCGGTACGATTTAATACCACGTGATAAAAGCAGATCACTGACACTGGGTTATACCCAGGTAAGTGATCTCCTCTCTCACGGGGTTATATCAAAATCATACAGTTATGGCAACGAGCCTTTAAGTGTACCTACAAACAACCAAAAGTGAATTGCATCACGACTTATCAAGAGTATGAGGTTTACACACCCGCGTTCAATTTGATTCTGGCGCCGCACAATATTGCGGCGCCTGCATCATTATGACGCTGGTATCATCATAAAACTATATTCATGCAACATAATACATGAGATAAGTCATTCGCATTGCAGCGGTGTCCGACAAGGTTTGACAATTCATCCTACATCCCTTCGTCGAGAACTCGCAGAGGTGGAGCTTACGCTCCATGAGGGCGACTTCTTGCGAAGTTATGTAGCTAATCGAATGCTTAAAGTCATGCAGCATATCAAATTGAGTCGGAATAGGTTATTGTGAGCCGAATTGTACGCAAGAAGGAAAGATTTAGACAAACAGTCCGTATCTTCCTGAGTCTGTCCAGTTATTACACCTGGACGACTCAGGATTCACTCGACTGTTTACATCGAGCGAATACAGCAACACAACAAATCCTTTGAGCGTACTGCTATTAACCAATATTTTAGAATTATGATATACGAACTAATTATCAACGAGGTTAGGGACGGTGCAAAGTTCACCGTCAACTTTCAGAAGAGAACTTGTAGAGTGAATGGTAAGATTATCGTGAATGATATGCAGTATAATGGCTGGCTTGGCACATATCCTTCTACGGAGGAAGAAATAATGAGCAAGATAGAGCAGCTATATCAGGAATACAAGCATTCTGTGCCGTCAGAGCGTTCTGAATCACATCGACACTACTACTTCAAGGCTTTGTCTGAGAAAGAGCTCTCAGACGAAGATATGATGTACGGAGAGCGACGTGAGGTGGCGAGATGCAGACTGGAGGTGTATGTCCTGTTCTGCATAATTCTTGGACGCCTCACATGGAATCCTTCATGGGGAACGTGGTTCTGGCGTTCTAAAGACGACAACGACCTGATCATTCTCAGAGACTGGATTGAGCCAAACAAGGGTGGGGCGTAAGCCTCATCCACAAGATTTAATTAACATTTTAATAACCATTAACAAAATTAGAATTATGAAACAGATTGTAACAATCACTGGTGAGAACTTGAACATCGTAACTAACAACGTAGAGGCCACAGAAGCTACTGGCAAGAAGACCAAGGCGCAGATGCGAATGGAAGCATTGAAGAGTGCCGGCGTTGATGTAAGTAACTACTACACTCTTGGTGCTGACAAGCTTGTCAGAATCGAGAAAGGCGAGGCTATACCTGTTGATCTTGACGATGTTGTCGTTGATGCTGTTGGCAAGAAGATTATCGAGGGTGGATACGTGAACAACTGGAAGCTTTTCCGTCGCTGGGTAACCGCTCAGATTTTCGGTATGCTCCGTGACATGAAGTCAGACAAGATGTCTTTCAACGAGCTTTTACAGCGCAAGGGCTACGAGTATCAGTGGCGTATGCTGGAAAACGAGTTTTACGCTCAGGCCAAGATGCAGGAGCACGGCGACACAGAGAACCTTTCGAAGCGAGAGATTTTCTTCAACGAATGCACATTCTCAGGTATGGTGGACGACTATATTGAGAAACTTAAGGCGTACGTTAACGATAATCTTATCTTCCGCAAGGACAAGAACGGAGTCAACACCAAGGAGTACAAACACAAGTGCAAGGGTGTTCCTTATGTTCGTCTGAACAACAAGAACATCTTTGTTGCAGACTTGATGAAAAAAGTGTATGTTCCTCTGTACAAAATTGCTCGCGACGGATTTGACACAATGAACAGACGAGAACTCTACAACCTCGTTAAGAAGTTCAACAAGATTCGCAAGCACCTCGCATGGGAAACCAAGCAGTCCGACACGTTCATCAGCGCCTACAAGGGTGCGGGTTCTTACTTCGCAATGCGTAACCTCATTATGTTCAGCGAGGCTCGCTTTACAGGCAAGTCCGAAGCGGCATCTCTCCGCAAGATAGATACCGATGCTGCCAAGTATGGCGCAGATGAAGAAGGATGGAGAATGCTTGGTGTGCTCAAGCAGCTCATCGCAGAGTCCAACATCTCTATCGACGGAAAGCTGTGCGTTTGGGCAGAGGAGTCCGCTTTCAGAAAGGCGGTCAACAAGGCCTGCAAGGAGTCTAAGTAACAACACCTAAGGTCTGTCACCTTCGCGCGTCGGTCTGACACTACGATTTACAAGAGCTTCTTGCATCGTCTTCAGAGTCCGGCAGAATCAGCCGGCATCTGAAGACGAGCATAAAGCTCTCCGGATCACGAAGCTAAAGCAAGACACCACGTCAGAGGATGCGCGAGTTTAAAGCCAAAAAGGTCGGCTTTTCTGCAAAGGATAGCCGACTGCAATTCATTAACCATTAAACTTTTAGAATTATGAGTAAGTATTTTGTTGGTATCAGCGAGACAACGAAGGGTTGGGTAGAAATAGAGGCGGACAACGTAGAACAAGCCAATGCTAAAGCTTATGAGGCATGGAGTAACGGAGAGGCTTTTATGGACGAGAAGAACTCTGAATGTTCCGTTGAGTGTACATATCTGAAAAGCCTGTAAACGGTTCTCTGTGCCCGACAAGCACAGAAACCACAATTATTAACCAAAAAACTATAAAGATATGAATACAGTTAAAGATGGATATGATGTTATCAAAAGCCTGCGTCCTGCGCCTATCGACCAGACGAACGTCATGGAAGACAGTCTACTTGACTTGCTGTTCGATGGCAGCAGATACATACAGGAGGGCCACAAGGCTGTTGGCTTTATCAACAACCTTCCTTCTATCGTTTCTGTTTACGACAACTGCCTTGCTGTATCACTCATCCCGAACAACTCTCCCGAAGAGGAGGTTGACGAATGGGCTGTCCGTGTTGTAAACTCTTTCTCTACCCAGCGCTTAGACGAAGTGAGAAAGTTCGAGTATGTGAGCCTGTTCAATTTCCACGAGGGACTTGTCTGTACCTATATGGTTACGCGAGGTGTTGTTGAGTTGCAGTTTCATTTCACAGACTAAGCCAAAAGCCTCGTCACAAGGTTGATGAGGTGCATTATTAACCAAAAAACAAAAAAAGAATTATGAAAGAAATCAACGTAAATCCGAGAAGATACGTAAAGGCTATCATTGAAGGAAATGATATCGTCGAGAAATCAATTCTCGATGTAATCTTTGATAAGCCGTATATCAGTAACAAATTCCATCTTGGTTTTGTCGAAGATGTACCTACAATGATAGAAATCAACGGAAACTACATGTACATCAGAAAGCTGCATTGTTACGACCCTGTTGAATGGGGAAGGGAGATTGTCAAACGATTGACTGGGTATGCAGAAAACAACATAAATATTGGTCATACAAAGCAGTATCTCGAAGAAACTATGGCAAATCCTTTAATCTACACGCTCTTCCTTGGTAACGATTTTTTAACTGTAAAACTGAACTATAATGTAGAAGTAGATACAGACTAAGCCAAAACCTGGCTGTGAGTTATACAACTCCAGCCTTCCATTGTCTAACCATTTAAATATTTTGAATTATGACAACAGTAAGAAAAGCAACAAAAATCCTGAAAGCTTCCGATATCATGAAGAAGAAGGGTATCGTCCAGAAGCAGATGGACATGAGTAAGTTCAATGAGGTCGTGGAGGATTTCTTTATGACCCACGAACCAAAGGAAACAATTCTCCTCACTCCGAAAAGATTTATCGAGATGGACAACCCTCCCGAGGGAGATTTCATCGACTATCTCGACGTGAGCGTGTGGGAGAAGAAATGCGATGACCCAGACGATCCGTTTGACTTTATAGACTATCAGTGCATGAAAAAGAACGGAACGCTACGTCCGATGCTTATTGTCAACGAGCCGTTCATCGGCAATGCTGCCGGGTGGCTGAGAGATTTTTGTGGATTCTCTGTCAAGAGCAGAACACGAAAAAAGAAAAAGGAATACATCGTGTCTCTGCCGGTGTAAAAGCCAAACAAGGCGTGGAACATTATTGTTTCACGCTCCTATTATTAACCAATAAAACTTAAAGATATGAATGATTTTTTGAAATTAGCAGAGGATTTAGACTGGAGCTATAACGTTAGCGATACACCTAACGAAAGAGGTGAGGTTTGCGTCGAGTTAGAGAAGTATTCCCCACAAGACCAGGATTTTATCGCCACTATTTGGTTTGAGAACGAAAATGAACAGGATTTTATAGATAAACTCCGTAATTATTGGGAAGACTACGATCCAGACGAGGAAGCTGTTGCTTGGGTTGGAAATGACGGACATGGCAAAAACGGTGCTCCTTATAGTCTTAGAGATGTTCTTAATGACATGGAAGACTGCAAGAGCATGCTCCGTGAGCTGTATATTGCATTTTACAACAAGGCTTACCCAGACAATAAAATAGGGGAATACGACAAATGCCTTACACTTGATGACAAGGAGTACAATATGACCGATGACGAACGGAGTGCGGTCTACGGCATTCTCTCATCAATCGACAATGTTCGTACATTCGCATCCAGTCTTCCATGTCGTTGTGGCTACGATTACCTTCGTATGGAAATCGAAGAGACGGCAGACCGGTTCAAAGAGCAAGTTCGCAATAAACTTGAACAGAGCTTCCTTAACAGATAAGTCAAACAAAACATTAAGAATTATGGATAAGAAAGAATTGAAAGACAAGATTTACAGTATGCGCAGTTATGACCTAATTGAGCTTGCGTGTACCATCAGGGAAATCATGAAAGAATACGGTGTCTTTAATATAAAACTCAAACAGCCGGTTCTTTGCTACAGAGAACTCTATGAGGCAACCTCGATTGCTATAAGCGATACTTATACCGCTATACCAGTCATTACTCTAACCTTGAGAACCTGCAATAGAGTTAAGAAAGAAGTTCTTGCAGCAGACTACCCCTGGATGGATTTTGAATCACTCGCAAGAATAGTCTCAGAGCTTAACGATGAGCTTGAAGGTTAAATTAGCGTTAAAAACGGCAAAGGTTTGGTTTATACTGAAAAATATCAATAACTTTGCTGTCAATCTAACCAAAATATTTTAGAATTATGAAAGAGATTCATTTAAAAACAAGAGACTGGGAGAGGCTTCTCACCTACGAACAGCAGCAGAAGTACAAGTATGCGATAAAACAGGGGTGGTTCTCAGACTATCACGGTTCTTCGTGGCGGCATGATACCTTTTATGGCGCATATATCTGGAAACACCCTAAGTATATCAATGTTGTACGCACATTTTCTGATCTTGTTGGGCACAAGCCACTGTGGTCCGATGTTACAGACGACAATCTTCGTGACTTGACCGAAAAAATACAGGAACTTTACGCACCTAACTCTTCAAGAACGATATGCGCTACAATAAAAGCTGTCATAAGGGAGAACGACGAGAAGGGCATACGGAGCAGCAAGTTCGACTCCATACTTAGGGTTAAACGAGTCCCAGTTCAGGCTGTATATCTTGATGATAACGAGATACAGAGACTTATCGACTATATCCCTCATGGATCTGTTGAGCGGTACGTTAAGCGAATGTTCATTCTTGAGTGCTTGTGCGGTGCCCGCCTGAGCGATTGCCACAACATCACGCCCGAGAATATTGATGACACAGGGAAATATATCGTCTATGTCGCTCAGAAAACAAAAGCGGAGGTGAGAGTTCCTCTTCACAAGAAGCTACGGCCATTCCTTGTATGTGGAACAGCAGACGAGCCTGTTGGAGGAGTTGTTGACGTTTACTTCAACAAGGTTCTTCGGGAAATATGTAGTAACTGCGGAATTGATACTCGTGTCAAGGTATTCAAATGCGGTAAGTACGAATCTGGACCAAAGTTCAAGTTCGTGTCTTCGCACACGGGTAGACGCTCGTTCGCGACAAACCTGTCAAAAAAAGGAGTGCCGGTCGAGCAGATTGCAATCATGATGGGGCACGCCAACGGAGGCAAGCCAAATATCGAAATGACACAGCGTTACATTGTGGGAAAGACAAATATCGACACAAGAACCTTGCGCGTTTTCGGTATTTACGACGATGATTACAATAGCGTCGGCGATGAATGCTAAACAGAGAGGAGGGTAGAACCTCCCTCGCTATTAACTAAAACTTTACAAATATGGATTACGGAGAAGAATACAAAGAGAAGTTGACCAACCTTGGCAGGTGGCAGCTTTTGAGAGAAGCAAATAAAATGAGAAGAAAACTTTTAGCGTTTTCCGAACTTGGGGATGTTGATAAAGCATTTAAAAACCTCAACGAGAATGAATGGTTGAAGAATGTTATTGACGCAAAGAGCAGACAGATCGGCATTGCGAGAAGTTTAATAATGGACGAGCTCGAAAAGAGGGGTATTGATACAGGAGGTAAGTATCTTACAATGCTTACGGCCCTGAAAATCCTTCTTGGCATTGAGCAGTTCAGAGATAATAACCACAAATAATTTAGAATTATGAAAAAAGAAGAAGCTATAGCTTATAGAGAAAGCCTAAAAAACATGACAAAAGGGGAACTTATCAAGAACTCTATGTCATTGAAGAGGCGACTCGACAAACTATCTGGCATCTGTGACGTAGAAGATACATACAGAGCTATGATAGAGCAGGGACAGGCAGAGCGCAAGGCAGAGAAACTTGAAAAGGAAGCATCTTGTGTATCTGACCTCATCAAGAATGAACTAATAAAGAGAGGGGTGCGCTTCGAACCTTGGTTTTCGGCCACCCATCTCACAAATTTACTGATAGATAGTATTAACCACAAATAATTAAGAATTATGTTAGAAGGAGTAGAAAAGGAAACGCTCGAAAAGTGGGCAAAGGAGTGTAATGAGAAGTATCATAAACTTTTCATACAAACTCTTCAAAAGCCTTTGTTGGGCGAGATTGGAACGAACGGACAGATGATCAAAGAGCTTAAAGACCTAAACATGAGCTACATTGAAGAAATGAGCGACTACACAGATGATTTTGTCAGCGACCTTGATGGTGGTTTTATTGAGCACTTCGAGAAAGCAGAGGAGAATGGAATAAACGTCATACAGGAAGCAAAAGAGTGCCTTTTTACCCTTAAATCCGTAGACGATATGCTTAATGCTAAACATTGGGTCAACGAAGATGGCCATATATGCGACGAAGAAGGCAATAGACTTTCCGAAGACAGAGAGCATCGAGTGTTCGAGGTTATCAAGGGAGGCAAGCATGATGATTAGCTAAAACCGGGGAGTAGAAATACTCCCTGACAAAGATATTTTCCACAAAGCGGAAATGAGGCTGCGCTATCGGCCATACGGGTAAATTAGACAAAAAGTTTCTTCCTCTCTTGCCCGTGAGGGTAGGAGAGGATTAAGAAAACAACCCAGATTAGCCAAACAGGGAGCTTTAACTTCTACTATTATTAACTTTTTAAAATTAAGAATTATGGCAAATTGGGCATCAACAAGCTATCGTATTGAAGGCAACCAGAAGGACCTTCAGGAGTTAAACAACCTTTGCAAGGCGTTTATGAACAAAGAGCGTCCTGTAATGGAGGAAGGAGCGTCTGAGAACTGGGAAGGAAACATCATCCTGGCTCTTGGCGAGGAAATTGGTGACAGCTACATTCGCGGATTCATCCAGGATATCGAGCTGTCAGATGGCCTCCTGAGCATCGAAGCAGAGGAGGCATGGGGAGCAACGGACTTCAATAAACTCCTCGAAAAACACTATGACGGCATGAAAGTGTACTTTATAGTGGAAGAGGAAGGGTGTGAGGTCTATGCTACAAACGACGCAGAAGGAAAATACTTCAACTGTCTCTCTGTATTGACTTCATGTGTAGATGGAGAATATCACAGAGAAGAGTTTAGAACAGAGAACGAGGCATTGAAATATGCAGCAAAGTTAATCGGACGCACTTCGGTCACGAAAGATGAAATCGAAGAGTGGAACGAAGAACACGAAGATAGCGACGAATATATTAACATCAACGGGTTTGAGCTCGTTGACTAACCAATTTAGCCCTACGCATCACGGTTAAGCGGATTTAATATGACAACAAAGAATATAGTAATAGCTAAGAACAAGATAGATAATGTCTATCAGTTGGTTAACGACTTGATTAGCTATCATGGTATGGATATATTAGACTTGGCATATCCTAAGCACGATGGCGAGCAAGACGCTAACGCTGTCGCAGAAATGATGATGCTCAGACAATGTGCGAACAGCCTGTCAAAGGCTTGCGACATCCTTGTAGACAAACTCACGGATGCTATCGGTGACGAAGAAGAGTATGAGAATAAATAACACATCACAATATGAAGAAGTTTATTTTGCAATTAGGTAAAGAAAGCGAGGTGTGCAACAATGTGGAAGAAGCTAAGAAGTTTATCTTCAGATTTGGACATCTAACGAGTGCAGGCGAAAAGCGAATTACAGGCATATTCGATGGTACAATAAAGGTAACAAGGGACTTTGCATGGATGATGCCAAAGCATATACCAGAACTTATACTATATCCCGAGCAGTCTTGCAGAATGTGGGTAAAGCCGATTTCTATATTAGAAGAGAACGGATATTCGCTTGAACAGAGTGTAGGTGGGTCCTGGAGATTGATGAGAGATGACGTTCTTATATACGACGATCCTGCTTGCGAAGACCTCAACGAAGACGAGGCTACAGCAGTAGAGTTCTTCACTGGATACTTTAAGGAATACGTGAAGTCATACTCCATGGATTACGAAAGCTATCACGTTAATATTACCGAGGATAGTGAGTATTACCATATTGATTTCCGCACGGGCTTAGGCGATGCGCATTACCTCAAGAGCGATTGGACTCTCGAAGAAGCGCTCAAAGATCAAGCCGAGATATAATTTGTCTAACTTATCAGCCCTCGACATCACGGTTAAGTCAGTAAAATGGAGAATTATCTTGAAAAAGTTACAAAAGAGAATGGCAGTATAGACGTTAACGAATTGAGCTGGAAGCAGATTATTGCACTCCTCAATATGTGGGACACAAACGACGCAAAAAGAGAGAATGCGTCATTTACCGAGATGCTGAAGCGATGCTACAAGCCTCGCACTTGGCATGAGAATGCAAATATCATCTATCTTCATAAGGGCAATATGAAGACAACGTTGATGCCTCATGCGTGCAAGGACCTCGGAGAAGATGAAGAGGACCTTATATTCCAGTTATTGAAGAAAAAACTGTCGGAATAAAAAAGCCCCGACCTAAGCCGGGGCAACAGCGAGCCTTCTGGCTCGAATCTACGATAGTAGAAATTTGCTCTTGTGAGCGTTTAAATCCACAATTCCGAAGAATTGACCGTCAACGGAAAATATTTTTATTTCAATTCCATAAAGGTTCGATTAAAGTTTCTCCGAAGACGATTGCAAATTTAATAAAAAAAAATAATACGAGCAAAGTATTTGTTTAAAATATTAACAAACTTTATGAATTATGAAGAAGATTTTATTTGCACTTGCTTTCATCATGTCGTGTGGCTTCTGTTTCTCGCAGAATACAGTTGCAGACATAGAGTTTGGGAAGACGTCATACGAAGAAGCGGTGCCGAAGCTGACTTATAGATTTGGTGAACCCGCTTTCGAGGATACGGATAACAGAATCATAATTTTTGCCGGTCTTCGATATTCTGGATTTTGGTTCGATAGGGCATGGTTCTTCTTTGAGAGCACCACATCGCACAATGTATTCAATAAATGCTGGATGATTGCTAATTTTAATAATGCTAAAGAGGCAAAGGACTTTAGGGATAATATTGCATCGAAAGTTGGTGAGAAATACAATGTTGAGGCAAAAATAGATCCAGAGACGAAGTTTAAAGACTATTACGTAGGGACATCACCCACAGATTCAACCAAGCCCTATATGAAAATATCGACTCGAAGCGACGGTAATGGCACATATACAACAGGCATTGACTATGGACCATTCGAGT